AGTATAAATAGTAAACAAACTTTTAGTGGGGGCTAATGACCCTTTACGAACAGGTTAGCTTATTGTGATAATATCGCTAACTGTCAAAAGTAATTTAAATTACAGGAGACAGGTATGCTTTTAAATCGCAGAACTATGCTAAGAGGTGCAGGTGCAACACTTGCACTGCCAATATTAGATGCTATGATTCCTTTAGCATCAGCTAAAACTAACCCTCAATTCAGAGCCGCATTTGTATATGTTCCTCACGGTGTCATATTAGACGAGTGGAACTATGACGGCATTCTGAGACCATTACAACCTTACCAAGATCAAATAAGCATTTATCGTGGGATGAAGTTGAACACAAATAACCATGCGGGAAGTGGCCACGCTACGAGTTCCGCCACATGGTTATCGGGAGCCGTTGCTAAAGACACAGCAGGAGCTGATGTAGAGGCAGGCAAAACTATTGACCAAATGATTGCAGATAAAATTCGTGGTGATACTGTATTGCCGAGTATGCAATTAGGAATAGAAGATATATCACAGATGGTAGGTTCTTGTGATGGTACTTCAAGTTGTGCATACATTAATTCAATCAGTTGGGATACTGATACTTCAAACTTACCAATGGAAATTAATCCACGCACATTGTTTGAAAGAATGTTTGGCTACGGTGCAACCCATGAAGAAAGACTAATGCGTACAAGTGTAGATAGTAGTTTGCTTGATAGCATTATGAATTCATCAGCGAATTTAAGGAAGAAGTTGGGTAACCAAGACAAGGAAAGACTTGGGGACTTTTTAGAATCAGTGCGAGAAGTAGAGCTAAGGATTGGTAACTTAGAGAACAAACTAAGGGCACAAGGATCTAATTTGTCTACTGCTCCTTTTGAAGTACCTGAATTGTATGAGGATCATGTAAGAGCTATGACTGATGTTATGGTTTTAGCATTGCAAACTGATACAAGTCGTGTACTTTCATTTATGTTAAGCAGAGAGCTTAACCAAAGAACATATCCGCAGATAGGAGTACCAGAGCAACATCATGGTGTTTCTCATCACGGATATAATCCAGAAAGACAAGCGTTACACGCTTTAATTAACACTTACCATGTCAAGTTATTCACAGAAGGTTTTGTGGACAGACTTGCAAACACACCTGACATAGACGGAAGTTTATTAGATAATACTCTGATTATGTACGGTGCTGGGATGGGAGACGGAAATGTACATAGTAAAGACCCTTTATCGAATCTACTTGTGGGTGGACGAAACCTTGGTGTGCGAGGAGGTCGAGACATCGACACAGTGCAGCCTGATGGTTCAAGCATGCCTAACGCTAACCTCCTCAGAGGAATGTTAGAGAAGTTTGATATTCACTTAGATGAGTTAGGACATTCCACTGGCGTCTTCATTTGATATATCTTCTATCATGTTACGCCATATTTCAAGATGAGGGACAACAAACCCTAAAGTGATTCGAGGCTCATGGGACCCGGCACAGTGATAATACACTTTGTCGGGTTCTCTACCTCTGCCGTAGTAACCTACTTTACAAGTCCAGCCTGATTTGTCAGGCATATTAACTATTTCTTTGGTGAGAGGATCCATGTATCTAAAGAAACCATTGCCTGTAGGTGAATACGACAATAGTATATTATAACCAGAAGCATTCCAATTATTGTGCCAGCCCATGTATCCTCCCTCAGGATAGAATACATTAACTGCTTGATTACGTGCGCCTAAATAAGCACAAAGATCGTCTGCCAATTTATTTCTTTTTTGTTTATGTTCTAAGGGAGCATTTTCAGAAGTATTAATATCTACTGATAAAGTTCTTTCAGGATAACCAATGTGTTGTCCGTCTTTGTCTACTATTTCTTTTAAATAGTCTTCACCACACGCTTCTTCTAACAACATACCCTGATGACGATCTTTACTGTTGGCAATTTCTGTCAGCTTAGTCAGATCAGATTGAAAAAACCAATCGCTATAATCAGTGAGCATTTTTAATATTTCTTCGTTATTAATAGTTATCCACTTCATTCTGCTAATTGATCCTTGGGTATAGTGTGATGATATAAAACTATTTCCTGTCCTTGTAATTCTTCATAATGATAGCCATTGATAAAGTTCCAACGAGCATCAGGTTCTTCTACATACCCCCATTTAACTTTATGACCTCCGTACGTAAGGAGTTTCCACATTGTAAAAGTATCCCATTGTATAGCAGAAGGGGGATAGTGGGCAATATCATAATCAGATTTTCTTTGCGCTAAATATTCTGTCCACCAAGCTCCCATTAGAGACATAACTGCAGGAGTCTTACGATAAACAAAGAAACCACAGTGACAAGTCATTTCTTCTGTAGCAGACAGTTTAGTGAGTTTTGCGTTGTAGGGCCTGTTCTTGGTAAATACAATATCTTTATTTTTTGGAAGAATGTCAAAAATGTTTTTAATATCTTCATGCTCACACATCATATCAGCATCAAGATAGCAAGTAATATCGTATGGAGTTTTATTAAGTGCCCAGAGTTTAGCACGAATGTGATCTGGAATTCCTTCACTTATAACATTATTAAATAATATATGGTCTTCAGGTTGTACCCATTCTTTGTGAGTGAATAAAGTAATATCAGCTTCAGGCCAAAAGTCTCTTATAGATTCAGCAAGTAATTTTCCGTGTCTATAGAATCCTTTTTGTTTTGATGCTACTATTATGAATCCTTTAGTTTGTTTCTTTTTCGGCATTATCAATTTCCTTCATTAACAAAATTGTAGCATAAGCCTGGACTTCCATTATACTTTTAGACTTTCTAATCATTCTTTTTAATTCATTATTTTTAGAATTTTTAATAGAATCAACTTCAAATGCTTGCAATTTTGCGTTAAAGAGAGCCTCTTGTTTTGCCCTTGCTCTTTGAGATTCACGCCTTTCAGCAGTCTTTTTAATATTGTCATTTCTTCTTTCTAAGGCTTTATTAGTATTGTCGTCAATTTGCTCTTCGGTATATTCTTTTAATACCGATTTCATATCAGGGTTATCCCCATCTTTATCGTGTATGGAAGCAATACTTTCTTTACCATTTGGTTGTACGATGGTAACGATTAGATGACGATTCTCCTTATTGGACCAATAAGGATTCTTATACTGCCTTATAATAGGGGGGTGTTCAACCTCTGTTACAGAGGTGTCAACAGGTACAGAAAGTTCTGCGGTCATAATGTAACTCCATAATTAAAAACTATATTATATAACTATATAGTCCGTTTGTCAAGCAGTTCTCAACCAAAGTTTAATGGTACTTACGTTTTCTGTGGTTCCCACAATACTGTCGCCTGCATAAGTGCCAGTAAAGTCAGAGGAGAAATACCCAGTAAATGAGCCAGTATATGTGCCGGAGTAGTTTGAAGTACCTACATAATCACCACTAAATGCCTGGTCAAATGAGCCAGTATATACACCGGTGTATGTTTTAGGACCACTAAAGAATCCTGTAAAGTCTTGTGAGTAAGTGCCGGTATAATAAGCACCTATAAATCCAGAGTAATACAGAATATACGCACCACTAAAGTCACCGGTGTATGCGCCTGAATAAGCAGAAGTACCTACATAATCTCCTGCATAGTCACCACTGAATGTACCGGTGTAAGCACCTGTATATGTTTTAGCACCTGAGTATTCACCGGTAAAGTTATCACTAAACTCTCCGGCAAAGGCGCCTGTGTACGCACCATCATAGTTCAGAGATTGGACCTGTTGTCTTGTATCAGTGAATCCAGCAACATCACCCATTTGTGTCCAAGTACCCGTTTCACTCGGAGTAGAGGTCTGTACAAGGTAGCACCCTACACCAGGAGTTGTTCCATATCCTTCAACAATTCTGTTTCTAAAGTTAGGAACCATTTGCTCGACTTCAGCAGAGGTCATCATTTTGAAACCGTCGCTGTATTTTAGTGAAGCAAGATCACTGTTAGCTGAAGAAGTAGGTGCTGTTTTCTGCCATAAATATATGACGTTGTTACCGCTTTGAGCGGTATTTGTAATTGTATAACGAGAAGTCCAGGTACCGCCTGCTGGGGATACTGTAGACATATGAAATTGGCCAACAGTATAATTAGATTCGGAAACCATGTCACTAATTACTTTATCTAAAATGTCAGTATCTAATTCACCATCAGTAAATTCATTGACACCGACATTACCTGTTCCTTCCCAGCCAAGAGGACGATTAGTAATACTTTCTGAAGCGGCTGAAGTTACTTGCTTGAAGTAGTATGTAGTAGAAGATGTTGCGCCGTCTGTGGGGTGAGTCCCTATAGAATCATCTCTGATAGTATCAACAAAAGTACCAATAGCAGAACCACTAAGAGCATTAGCAGTATCCATGTTCAGGTCACCGGTAATTGTACCATCCCAGTCATTTGCATATTTGTTAGTAATAACATAAGAGAGATACTGCTGTATCTCAGCATCGGTCATTTCCTGCAAACCTTCAAAGTTAGCAGAAGTTATTGGACTACCGGAAGATTTAATTCGTAATGGGCGCATTTATTTTTTCCTTAATTTAGTCTTGTCCCGGAGGAGTCATATATAACACTTTCTACCATCGTATTCCAATTAGTGGTAGAGGTTCCTACCAGTTCAACAGTTGTTCCTGCTGGAACAGAGATTGCCGCATTAGCTGAACCGCTATTAATACTTGCTGATGTAGCAGGATACAATTTTATACTAACTGAAGTAGCATTGATAACTACATATAATTTTCCGGCGGCCGCCGTTGGAAGTATAACTCCCTGATTGGCAGTTGCTGTACTAACTACACTATAGGTTTTGTCTAAAGTTGTGGCGTCTCCTTGCACCGTACCTGCAGCAGATACAGTGGCGCCGATTGAAGCGGTGTGGTCTCCGGATGAAACAATGTTCCCTACAGATATGTTACTACCACTTTCGTACTTATCAGTATCAAGGTTGGTAAAGTTAGAGTCAACCTCGGAGTTTGTTAACGGACTGCCTTTACCAGATCGAGTAATTATTGTTGACATTTACTTTTCCTGTCCTTATATTTTGTTAAGAATTTGTTTGAACATATCCTTAATTTCTTTAAGCTCATTCTTTAATGTATTTATATCATCTTGTACTTCAACAATCTGATTTTTTTGCTCATTCTGAATATTTTTTTTCATTTTATATTCCTGTAAGGATTTGTAGTCTCTATTTAATAAAGCCTGATTTTTACCATCTCTTATAAGAGCTGGAGAATCCTTTACTAATTCATATCTACTCATGGTTTATACCTGGAGAGCATATGCTCTCAAGTTCGATGAAAAAGGAATCTTAGCAGTATCTGTGCTCAAGTGTACAATCTTAATTGTATAATTTTTAAATCCAGTATACGTTTGAGTTGTAGTGACCGGAGTACCTGCTGTAGCAGCAGAACCGCCGCCGCCTGAAAGTGTAACAGTAATTGTCCCACCATCATATCCTCTTCCAGGATTGGTTACTGTGATTGCTGTAACCGCACCGGCTGATATAGTTGCTGTTGCCTTTGCACCGTAACCTTCACCACTGTGAGTAATGTTTACAATGGGTGCTGAAGTATACCCGCTACCTCCTGTTGAAACTGGAATTGAAGTTAAACCAGTAACATCATATTCTATCACACCTGTACTTGAATCCAGTCCAAATGAGTTAGAACCTTTAGCAGGTACTTTATATGTATACTCCGCCCAACCAGTAGTTGATGTATTGAAAGGTGCCTGTTCAATTTCCATTTCACGCCAGAAAATATCAGTATCAAAGTCTGATTGTTCATCATCACCGTTGCGTATCTTATAATAAACTTTGACCGAACCTTCTGCAGGAATCTTATTGTCTAATATGACTTTAAGATCTTCAGCATCCTGGCCGTCTAAAAGTTCTACGCGTCTTGAAATGTAACGTGTTCTTGCACTACCGCCGCTTCTAACAGCCTCGCCGGACGCATCATTATTAACTTCATTCTTGTAAATGCCCATTATCAATGCTTCACCATTTATCATTGGGCTTAGATTCTCTCTTGTTGTATTTACTGTTATTTCATAATATGCTGTTGGTTTCTGAAGGCCTCGAACAGTCTGATTAATTGCGCTACCGTAAGTTGCTACTTCATTTGAAAAACTCAGAATAGTCTTTTCGGTATCAAGATCAATAGTCTTAGCAGGATACAAGTCTGTTAAAGTAGTATTAACAGTTGCCGCACCTGTATTAGTTAGCGCAATTTTTGGAGTAACTATACCTTTGTTTCCATGATTTGCATATGGTAGTTTCATTGCATATGAGTTCACTACTCTGTTGTATATGTTTGCAGTAGTAGCAGTCTTGGTGCCGTTTCCTACAAGAGTTCTTGTTAAATCAGATGCACTGTTTGAGCTGTAGAACCTACCTTTCATTACTTTAATAGTAGAAGTATTATCGTAGGTATCGTTATGATACAATATTCTACCAAGATTAAGTTGTGCTGTAATTTCACCGTTAGTTGTGGGTGAACCGCCAGTAATTGTTACTACAAGATTCGACAATCCTGTATATCCAGATCCTACGTTAGGTAATGTCAATGCTGTAATTACACCCAATGACATTGTAGGTGTTACTGTTATAGGAGTACCCTGTCCAGTAGAGTCTGTTAGTGTAACTGTAGGCGTTCCAGCATAAACACCGCCGTTAACAATGTTGAAACTAAATCCATATACACGATCGCCGATAGCAAATTTGGTGCTTGAATCACTAAAATTATTGAAGTTAATCCAATCGTGCCTTGCATTAGCAAGTTTTATCTTATAATCAACATTAGGAGTAAAAGTATAACGCTTAATTCTAAACATCATATCTTCTTTTTGTCTTGGTGTCCATGTTCTGTTATTTGCAGAAGTAAACAATATACCGCTATGAGCCTGTTTAGAAACTACACTGGTTGATCCGTGTATAGGCTTACCGAGTTCTGCAATCCAAACAGTGTAGTTAGGATCGTCTCTTTCAGGAATAGGAACAATACAATATTCCTTATCCACTTCACACCATACAGGAGTCGGAAAATCAAACACTGTGCCTTTAGGACTGAATGTACCGTCGCCATCAGCAGTAGAAGTGTTACAGTTGTGTCGATCTTTGCGACACTGTCCTAATACAGTAGGTCCTGGGAATCCATTAATCATTTCTCTTATTTCAAGAACAATGCCGTTATTATCGGCTTCAGTTGAAATTGTATGGAAGAATATATCAACCGAAGAAATATAAATTCCTTCAGGTACCCCAGTTACTTTAAAGCTCTGAGCCATTGGGTCCCAACCACCACAATTCCAATCGTAAAATCCTTGTTGTGCTTTGTACCCAAGCTGGGCCATTTCATATTCCCAATACATATCCGCTGCGTTAAAATCTAATTCAACATTATCGACTACATTGTTTACAGTAGTTGTTACTGCACCACCTGATTTAAGAGTTGCTCCGCTATTAAAATTAGCATTATTAGTATTGGAGCCATCAAGGCCTGTTTCCCAAGCAAGATCAGTAGATTCCCAAGTAGCAAATCCTTCAGTGTCAACGTCAATAAGCCCACTGCCAGTGTAAGTAGTCAGGATAGAAGATTGTAAAGCTTGCTGTGTGTTTGTAACATTACCTGACACGGTTGATCCATCGGCAAGTTGTTGTACAGTAACAACACTTCCATAGGTGCCACTTGCGTCTACATAAGCCTCACCGTATTTAATGTTTGGCATTCCTTCTACAATATACGGAGCCCCAACACTTTCGTAGTATGTCTCCCAACCAGGTTCTACAAGTTTAGATTCTGTAGAAGATTTCACTTCTTTGTTAGCCGGTACTGGAGGAGTAATAACTGAATATTCTTTACGTTTTTGTACCGTTGTTCCGCCGCCCGAGTAGAAAGTAGCTGTAGCAATAGAAGTTGACGCTGATAAATTATTACCAACAGTAGCAGAACACATAATGTCTATGACCCCTGCTTCAAACTCCCCCTGTCCAATTGAAATTGTTCCGGAAGCTCGGCCATTATGGTCAGTTGTTACAGACCCCTTAGAGCGGCCGCCCATGTATATATCATGTACTTGATTCTTACATAGACCACTAACGCTAAAGTCAATGCTTTGTGCTCTGGTGTAAGGAATATAAGATTCGTCTACAATAGATTCACCCACATACTCTGTGATAGTATCTGGCAATGCCCCTGTATAAGTTTCAGTAAAGGTATCATACCCTGATTCCATACGATTTTTAGTTACCAGCTGTCTATCTTGAAACTCAGTGAAAGTTCTATATATTTCACCAAACTGTTGGTATCGGTTTCCAGAACCGTCATAGGTTCCTAAAGTGTTTGATTCAGTGTGTGAGTATTCTTCCCAAGATCTTACCTCATTAGTAGTAATATCGCCGAGTAAAGTTTCATAATATGTGTCTACTACAGTCCAGCCCTTCCACTGCCTATCCCATGCGTCCGCATATTCAAAGTTGTCATATGATCCTGTTATATTATTATAAACAGGTGAAACATATTCATAATCCGACCATGAATCTTCTGCTGGAGCTATAGCCATCATTCCAAATATAGTTGAGCCGCCGCATGGAGGTGGGGGTATTTCTTGTATACAAGTATTTGTAGCTGGATCATAATAATATCCAGCTCCGCAATTAATTACTTCTTCAGCCCTGTTAGAATTATACAGTGTCACTACTGCACTCTGGCCAGGTACATTAGAAAGACTATCTGTTCCGAGTGTAAATGTCATAGCCACGGAAGCATCAGCATCAGTAATCCCGGTATCATCTGCTAAAGTAAAACTAACTGATGCCCCGCCGCCACTACCTATAGTAGCCGTACCGGACAAACTTCCTGATGTAAAATCTCCAGCAACCAAAGTATAACCAGAATCTCCTGCGAGAGTCCACGGAACAGTTGTTCCTGCAGGGACATTAGTTGCTTGAATATTGATACTAAACGAATCTCCTTCGTCAACCGCGTTCTGGGAACGAGTTAATCTATAAGTTACTACCGTCTCTCTGGGCACGGGGTCTATAACCACAGTTTCGTCTTCGTCAGGAGTACCAACAGCTTCAGTAGTATCGTATAATAGTTCCGTTACTATTGCTTCATACTTAGAGGCTAAAAGCTGTTCAGCATAAACTACTTCAGCAGCAGGAACATGGAAGTATTTTCCGGTCTGACCGGCTTCATCACTTGTCTCAGTGAACGCCGGGACAAGCTGAATGCTATCTTGAGTAAATTTAGATCTAACATACGCAGCGTCTTTGTCTAAAGAAGCATTATAATCAGGATTCATTACCGCTGAAACTGCAAATGAATTAAAAGGATCTACTAAAAGACCATTTTTAAATCTATCAACACCATTAGCGTTTAAGAATTTCTCGTTCTGCGCCTGTGATTCTAAAATAGAAAGCGAAGTATAGTATTCAAGATTTTTAATTCTTTGTTCCAAGGTACCTATTTTACGCATGGTATATCTTGGATTTTCTATCTGTTTTACCTTAGTAGCAAGATCCTGTCTGCCATAATATTTTCCTGAGTCTGGGGACAATGAAGGAAAAGGCTTCAAAGAGAAAGTCGCCAAGGTCATATCTTTAGTGTTTTCTATAGCAGGAGGTACTACTTTCAAGGACTGTGGGCCTGGAATTACTTTAAAGTCTCCATTGCCTGAACCAAGAACCACTCTAAATGCCTGAGCAAAGTATGATTCAATATCAGTTGTAAATTCTTGCACCGGTACAGGGTTGGTTAACCCTCCTGTTGGAGCTGCAATAGTTAAGACTGAGCTTGGATTTGACGGAGCTGATGCTAATACAGAATTAGGTGTTGCCGTAGTAGCTGCATATGGTCTAAAATCGACCACGTTTCTCAGATCTATTATCACACCAGTGCTACGTGTAAACAAAGGAATTTCTTGTAGCTTCATATCCCCAGCTGCAATAGTAGCAGCGTATGAGTCTACACACGCAAAAGTTGGACCCGCCGCAGCTGAGTTTGTAAAGTAATCAAATTTAACTAAAACATAAGGGGTTGCACTAAAGTCTACAGTGGAGGTAGATTTTTTAACAATATTTGACAACCCATAATAATTATCTTTTTGACCGTTATCCAAAGTAAACTGAGATGTAACTGCTGTACCCTCACTCCCTGTTGTAAAGGCCGAAGAGTGTACTCTTACTTCTTTTATTTTTAACACATCTGGAACACCGAGACAGAAGGTATCTTCTGAAGTCGCATATCCCGATGTACCGTCTATCGTAAGTTTTACATAATGATCTTTTTGTAGTGTTTTTGTTATCGGACTTATGTTTCCGGAAACCTGTACATTGACATATGCTTTGGCTCTACGGTTTGGATAAGTAGAGGTATTTATTGTGTCATCTAAATCAAATTCTACAGAATTTGATGCACCGGTAACAGTTCTTGTTCCGGAAGTCATGTCCAAAACTTCTCCGGCGGTTATAGTAGTTCCGCCTACTGTTTGAAAACTATCTTTTGCTACAACAATAATGTTTGCATTTATTATAGTATCAGATAAGCTACCGGTGCCATGTGGAAAAGAAATCGGAGTGGACACTGTAGCAGTAGCAGTAGCAGTAGCATCAAAGTCTATATCAAACTCTTTTGTATATTTGAAGCTATAATCGAATGTTCCGCTCGGTGCAAGTGTTTTAATGTAAGTAGTGGGCAATGGGAATATAAGACGATTATAATCTTTTTCCTTTAACACAGCACTTTCAGGGGTACTGTCAAAATTTAAATCTTCTAAAACAATATCAGCATGAGCATCTGCAATAGAATCATTATAATATATTCCTCGCACATCTTTAAACTGAGCATTGCCACTCATTTTTACATCATACAAATAAATTCTATATTGACCAGCGGCCGCACCGGGAGTTCCGGATGAATGTACAAGATGTCTTACTTTAGCAGTACCTATAGAAGTACCAGGAGCAGAAGTTCCAGAGAAAGTTCCTGCAGTAACAGCGGCCGCCGCCGCCGATCTTAATTCTACTGTTGCACCACCATCAACATCAAAATTACCACATAATTCATCAATAACAACATAATTACCGTATGAAGTAGTAACAGATAATCCTTCATCAACATAAGAACTTGTTGGTTTGTTTACTGTTATCAGTTTAGGTGCATCAAGTGATTTAGTATACCCTGCAACATTAGCGGTACCGGGAGATATTTGCACAACAAATTTGCTTTCAGAACCGCCGTTCGCAGCAGTAAATGCTCCTCCATTAACACCATCATTTAAATGTTCTCTGATTTTAACTTTCATTCCATTGACAACATAGTTGCCATTGGCATTGTAAAACTTTGTAGCAATACTATCATTGATTTTTTGTAAAGGATCTTCTTTAACTTTATTTCTAACCAATGCCCCATATTCAAATCTTGCATACTCGTAAAAGTTTCCCGGTACAGCAACCGTGGTCTTTAATGAAGTTAAAGAAACAGCAAGGTTAAGTCTATCAGCACCGGGAGCATTAAAATTGAATGAACCTGAAGCAGGGTCTTTCAACGTAGGATCATCAGCTGCTGTTTTGATTGATTCTGTTACTTGGAAACCAATTTTTCTTTTTACACCATTACTAAAAGGATCTGCAAAACAAGATATCGCAGGTGTGACCGCAAATTGATTGTTTACATATACAACACCGGCCGACAATTGAATTTTTGTAGCAGTGCCATAATAATTATTACCGAGAGTTGAGCTTGTAAAAGAATCTATAACAAACTCAGTGTCTCTATATGAACCAGATGAAATTATTTTAAATCTTGCATCTGTAGTCTGCACAAAATGATCGTTTGCCGTTCCGGCATGATCCATATATGCTAAATAAAATGCTTTAATATTGGGTCTTCCAGTGCCATCACTTTGACTAACTTCCAAGATCTTGGCTTTCATTCCTGAAGTTACACCTTGAACAGTCTCGCCAATATATTTACTAAGATCGCTATTGTTAAGAGTAGTAGCAGTAGAGGTGCCGTTTGGATAATATGTATCGGTTATTTTAATATAAGGAATAAGACTAATATTTTCGGAACAACCACTAATGACAGCGCCGTTTTTCAGGGTGAAGCTACCAAGTGAAGAAATCTGATTCTGCAATATAGTTTGTAGCTGTGTCAATTCCCTTGCTTGGACTGCGTATCCTGGTTTAAATAAAACCCTGGTATAGTTGTCTCCAACATCAAAGTCGTCAAAATACGGAGTAGTGTTTAAATTCAGAGCCATCTACTTTTTCCTAAAATGTTAATATTGCCTTAATTGTTTCTACTTGGTCTTCCTGCCTGTTTATAAATGTACGGTTTTCAATATACATAACATCACCAGAATGTACGTTTAATTCAGGATTCTGAAAACTATTTATACTCAGGCTCGACACGCCTGTGTTGGTATTAGTCAAAATACTGCTTGCAGATATTAAATTTATAATGGGTTGTAACCACACATAATAGTTGGAACCATCCACAGTTTTATGTATTACTCTAAATCTTCCATTTTCATTTGTAGTTATTATATCATCAGCATTATATTTTGCTTGTTCGATTGCACTTCCCACTTCTATTCTTGTAGTATTATTTCCGGTTCCACTACTAAAATTAATTGAAGTGCTACCATATTGTTTTATATTTTTTACAAGACCTATTTGTCTAAAATCGTTGTTTAAAAATAAATCTGTATTATTTTCTTCATCTGTACTTAGAACAATAGCAAGTTTATTTGCAAACAATTCATTAATAGCATGTCCGCCATGTCCTTCTCTCGGCCCAAGAACAGCTCTTGCAGTAGCCTTTGCATCTCCTAAGTTTTCTACACCATTCAAGTTAGTAAATGTTATATCTGCAAAACTATAACCGTACCCATAATCAGTAACAGTCACTCCAGTTATTTGTCCTTCAGAATTTAAAGTGGCAGTTGCTTCAGCACCAACACCGTCTCCGGTAATGACTACCTTTATATCACCCAATATATAACCTGACCCCGTATTAATTACTTCTATTCTATCTATAGTTGCATAAGTTGTCACAGCTGCAGTTTCAACCGCCTCTTGTAGTGCTGGTGTCCCTACTGTATTTTTTAGATTGACTGTTGCTGTAGCACCTGCACCATCACCCGATATTGTAACACGAGCAAAAGAATACCCCGAACCATTATTTGTAATTGTAAATCCCGTGACTTCCCCTGCTGCAATTGTTACAGATGCAGTGGCACCTGAGCCATCACCTGCAATCGTTGCCGTGGCAGTAGTATAGCCACTACCACCAGCTGTTTTAACAATAGTATCTACTTCTCCGTTAACATCTGCATATGGGTCAACCGTATATTTTCTTACGGGAATGTTACCTGAGTCCAAAAATTTTGTTTGGTCAGAAGAGGAAATCTGAAACATGAACTTCCATTTGTATCCATCGGCCATAGTTGAAATTACTGACGGATCCGTACTAATCGGTTTGTCTGTACTTGGTTGTCCGAGATTGTTGTACATACATTTATATACTTTAAACTCGTCAGTGACAACATAAAAGTTAGCAGTTTTTAAACTTGAAGCACCAGAGGTTGCTGTGTGTGTTGTGACACCATTTAGAGCAGCTGAACCAAATACATCTATATAAGGTCTACCATATGAATTATCATACTGGTCATATACTGTATTGCTGGTCCAATTAATTCTTCTTGCCAAGTGGCATATATCAGCACTATCAGCAAGCTGAGCATAAATGATATTCTTTTGAAAGTCATTTATTGTATGCAAATCATCTGTTGGTGTTGGAGGTAACTCCTCATTAGACCAAGCCGTTGTTTTTCCCAACGTAATCCAAAAATAATCGTTGGTGTTTACAAGGTCACGTCTAACAGATCTTGCTAACTGTATTCTGCCGCTATTGGCAAGAAGAATCGCCATCTATCTACCTATTAAGAAATAGTAATTGTCCAAGTGATCGTCATTGAGTCTGCAGCACCTTTGTTGATTACTGAAAAAACAGTACGACAAAGCATTGTGCCTGCTGCTGAAGCATTAAAGATACCTGCTTCTGTAAGAGCACCAGTACCTACACCCGCACCAAAAGTAGCAACATAAGCAACGGAATTGTCAGTAACAGTGCCGCCCGCTGTAGTCAAAGCCGTACGTGAACCGGAAATAGGTGATACCAAAGCTGTCTGTAAAGCACCGGCAGCAGTGGTATCATCACCTACTTCCATGTGTGACATTTCATCAGGAAGTGTGTGACCCCCGAGAGTGTCCTTCATACGTGCTGCGATAAAATCAAGACCAGCATCAACCACCAAGTTAGGTACTGTAAAATCACTTTTTACATTACCGTTTTCATCTTTAATCACGACATTTACTTGTCCTGTCGCTTTCATTGTGTCTTTAAACATTATTGTTCTCCAATATTAGAATGAGCCTAATGTAGTCCCTACTATGTAATCTTCTGCAAAGTAGGTGATATCTACATAGTCTTGTGGCCCTGTTATTGTTCCACTGTCTGAAGTTGTTGTTGTGTCAGACCGTGAAGTTGTAAAATTCTTAGCTACTATTTCAGATGTTGTGCCCGTATCTGAAATAGGCTTACTTGTATTTATAACTGAAATATCGCTGTTTGTTATATCATCTACAGCAGTTTCATGTTGCAAATCTAAATTTAAAAATGTAGCATCATCTGAATGAGCATTGTCAGTAAATGATTTACTTATATGCAATGTCGCTGAATCTGTATTAGAAGTAGCGTCACTGAAAGTTCTTATCAACGTCAATTGAGTAGAAATTACATCTGTAACAATTGCACTATCAGCAAAATCTCTATTCCACTGAACAGTTTTAACTACAGTTTCAAGTGTAGTTGCGCTATCACTAACATTTTTACCATAAGAGAAATATATACCACCATCTCTTACGTAGAAATCATTGTCAACATAATCTTCAGCAAAATAAGTTTGAGTACCAGCATCGCTTTCTCTTATATTTGTTGTTGCATCTGTATAAGACGGCGATATAAGTTTAGTAACAACATCTGTTTTAGTTACTGTTTCACTAAAAGAGATTTCATATTCAATGCTAAATGACTCTGAAGTTTCTCCGCCTTCTCCAGCAAATATATCTTCTTCAAAGAATCTAAAGTGTACTTGTGGAACTGTTATATCAAAGTCTTCAAAGGATATTTCATTTGTTATAACCAACTCACCAAACACTTCCCAACCAGCGGGATGCACTGTGTCTCTTAGATCTCTATTCCATTCTGATTGTGCGTGTGTAGATTTTACAATGTAGGAATAGGTTTGATACTTTCTATTATCTTGTAGTCTATTAACATCTGACAATTTGCCTCGGTCATCCGTATATTCTCCTTGATAAGAGAAAAGATATCCAGAATTAATGGTCACATTGACAGATTCACCAAGAGAGTCTGTTAAACTTATTACGGCTGACCCTACATTAAAATTATAGCCAGCTGTTATAACTGCAAATGAAGTAGGTATGCCTGATGAAACAGTTTCTACTTTAACAAACGCATTATTACTTCCTCCAATAATAACATAATCTTCAGCAAAATAATCTAAGGCATATCCTCTATCGTCATCTCCGCTTTCATTTATTAAGAAAACGTCTCCTACTCTAAAAGTCGGAGTACCACTACCTGAGTATGTACCAGAAGATACAGATGCTAAAGATCTAACTAAAGAGCTTCTTGCAACAGAAGAGCCTCTAAGTGTAATAAAACTATCAATGTTTAGATTGTTAATCGTTAAACTTGTTGTAGTAGAATTATAAAGTGTGCCTTTATTGGTAATAATAGCATCACGTATTTTTTCAGTTGTTGTGTTCAATGTCAGTCTTGCTGTAGCATCCGAACCAGTACCCGTATCAATTATAGATACAGTCGGTGCGGCCACGTAACCAATACCTGTATTAGTTATAAGTATATCATTGACTTTTAACTGGCCTTCTACAAGAGTTGCAACATCAAAAGTAAGATCTGCTCCACCGCCGCCACCGAGGTTCGCATCTGCAATAGTAATAGTTTCGTCTATTACAAATCCTTGGCCATCAACATCTATTGTAACAGTTGCATCACCTGAACCATCAACAACCACAGTAAACTCTGCAAGAGATCCTGCACCACTTGAGGTCCAATCAGATGCACCAATAGTGTATGTTCCAGCAGATCTACTTACATCTGCTACACCTATAGTATCTACAGTAGCGATTGGTCCTTCAAATACTATTGTGCCGGCAGCGTCTGCTCCCGGGCCTGGAATAGAAGTTCTGAGAGTATCAAATTTTAAAAATACTTCCCACTGCTGAGGAGAGGTTGCATCAATTTTTATAACGTCGGTAACAGTTGCCGGTACTACTTGTGTTCTGTATCCGGAACCGAATGAAACGTAATAGTGTATATCAATTAAAGCACCTTTAAGATTTAATACTTCGTAACTGTTATTAGAGATTACTTTGACAGATTGTTTTTCTTTCCATATACCGTCAGATGCTCTTAAAATATACCTACTTGGATATAATATAGATACATCTTCACCGTAAAATAAACGGAAGAATGTTTCTACCGATGCTTTAGAACCTTTGCTCTCATACAAGTATTTTATGTTTTTGTAAAAAAACTTTTTATCTACTGGTAAATTTGAGGGCCAACGCTTGGCAAGCATCTGACGCCATTTTTCAATTTCCGTAGAATTTGCTTCATCAATATCGTAAAACCTTTTATTCAACAGAACATTGATTGGATTACCAGGACGATCCATCCATTGGTAATATTTTTCAATAAACGTGACAAAGGTAGTATAATCTTCTCGTATGAATTCGGGAATAGAATACTTGATGTTGTCTGCATTTTTTTCTACGTGTTCAGTAGTATCTCCAGAAGCAAAAGATAATACTGCTGTTAGCACCGCGCCGCCTGAACCGCTAACTGTTACAGTTGGGGCAGTTGTATAACCGGTTCCAGGATTAGTAATAGTAACTGAGACTATTTGACCTGATGGTCCTACTACAGCAGTGGCAGCTGCATTTGTGCCGCCGCCGCCGGTAAATGATATTGTTGGGGGAGTATTCGGAACGTAGCCGGAACCTGCATTAGATACAGTAACGGATTCTACATATCTGTAATAACTCGGTATCTTATGAGACATTATTCATTTATTACCTGTTGACTAATAACAATGTCTAATCCTTTTCTTGCACCTGTTGTTGTGTTAAGTTGGGTGTCATCTAAAGTTAATACCGTATTCTTAGAAGGTAGTGCCACTACCGCAGATGTATTTACTTCTGAAACTCTTGTTAGCGTTTGTGTTTTTATATCTTTAACGTCATCATGTGGTTTGGCATTTATCCTGACAAATGAATCAGTGCCGGAATAAGAATTTATCTGAGTAATAAATGTAACACGGCCCGTGTCGTAATTAACAATGCCCACCAAACCAAGATTTTTATTATCTTTTTTGCCATACAAATAAACATCACCTAAACCAGTATACTCGGGAGGATTGACCCCTGTTCGAGGAACATCTTGTAATTTTACATCATAATTTCCTGTACCAATGTTGACATTGAACCAAGTAGAATGTAAAGTCCTTGGCTCTATTTTATTATTAAAAGATAAGGTAAAACTTTCGCTTTTACCTAAGGTCATTGCAGATTTTCTAATTTGCAATTTTGGATTTATATTTACCGAAATTATAGAAGAGGAAGACTCTTTCACATAACGGTGCAAGTCTGATAAGTAAAAGTCTTTATTTAAAACATTCAAACTATTTGTAAAGTAAGCACCAACTGCTGTGCTGATTGTTGAAGTAATTTCACCCATAGTCAATGCGGTTACTTTAGGATTATAAGTAGCCCCTATTCTAAGTTGTATATAAACGTAATTTGGATCAACAAACTCAGTCAATATACCCACAGGAGCTTTAGGGTCTAAAATTTCTGTTTGTATTTTAGCTTTGTCTGCATCTGTAATAATTTGATTTGGATACGGGTCTAATGAAATAAAGACCTTTCCGTATATGGGAGGATCATTAGTTTCTCCTCCCCAAACAGCACAAGACTGGATGTTAGAATTACTTGCCAATATTAATGCCTGATAGTCAGCTGAGGTAATTGCTCTGTTTCTTGTCTGATTAAAACGAGGGGCAGTTTTTCTAATTGAGTCGATAGATTCTTTGCCAGAGCCGCCGCTTGCATTATATACAGTTGTTATAGTTATAACTTCATCATTAGATATAAATGTTCCGGAATTGCCGGAAAATCTATTTGCACCATTAGCAGCCTCACCGTTAGATGCAATATAGTCTACAACAACAACATTTCCATCTGTTAATTTTTTACCTACATAGTTATCACCAAAGCGAACCAAATATAAACCGTCAACATCTTCCTCAATAAAATACGCTTTAGTTGTAGTGCCTACATCTGTTAAATTTGTATACTGTAAGTATGTTGAAATAGTTAAATCTGATTGAGATTCTCTTACTCTAACACGCATTGAGGAAGTATCAATATTATTATTAGGTATAGTAAAAGGACCGGATAATGTATTAGATGTTACTACAAAACTATTAGAAATCCTGGTACCTTCTGTTATTTGTACATTATCAAAAAAGAATCCAGATATAGCTACTCCGCCAATTGTTCTGGTTTCTTTATTGACGGTAACCGAGTTTCTTGGATAAAAGAGGTAACTCGTAGAATTAATGACCGAGGTAAAAGCTGTATCTCTGGAAAGTGTTAGTGTTGAATTACTATTTGACACCGGTGGCACTACTCTAAAGTTTATAGTTGCTGTAGAGCCTCTTACCGACCGAGGAGTGTATCCTAATCCTTTGGCTATAGAAACTACTGAAGCTCTTTTTGTAGCAGTATCAATGAAGGCCTCATTACCTACCAAATGTGCAAGAACACTATTGTAATGCGTGTTGTATGCAAGAGTGTCCAAAAGAACATTCATAGCAGAACCTTCAAAATTGTAATCTTGAAATTCTGATTGTGCAGCCAAATACGCTTTTAAATTTGATTTTATTGTTTCAAAATCTAATTCTGTTACATCTAACTTTGCCATGTTACCTTAACCTTTCAAGATTTATTACTAAATCTGTAACTTTTTGTATGCCCAAGACATAGAATCTAATAGTAATTATCAAACTGTTTCTATCTGATAAAGAAGCGGAAACAGGAACACTTATGTCCTCTATTCGCACTCTCTTGTCATATGTTTCTATTAAATTTTTTAAATGTCTTTTAATGGTTTGTGAGTTAAGCACGTCCATATTTTGAAAAAGATATCCTATTAGATGTCCGCCTTTATTAGGAGCAAACGGCCTCTCATAGAAGTTTGACAATATCAAAGTGCGTAATGATTGCTTTACAGCATTAACGTCTAATTTTTTAGACACATCACCCGTGACCGGATTTGGAGTAAATGCTAAATCCAGATCACTGTATAGTATAGGTGTTTTTTGTTTTAGTTCAGCCATGTTAGTATTTATACTGTTATATGCCCAACCTGCCTGCTATTTGGGAAAGTATTTTAGTTTTTTCATTAGCTTCTAACTTATTATATAATGCTGGTTTTTCAATTTCCTCAAACTCAGCTAATATTTCGTTTACCCTTCTTTCAATATCTTGTGTAACTGTGGGTACAGGAATATCCGGAACAGGTTCAGGGGCATCTGCCGGTGCAGGATCCTCATCAGGGGGTGTTATTGGTTTGCCTTTAAGAACATTTCTAAGACCATCAGCTGATTTTTGTAAATTATCTATTTTGTTACAAACACTTTCTAAATCCAAAGCTCCAGTTTTTATGAGACCAGGTAAAGCCTCAAGCCCCCCTGCACCAACATCAATATCACCCCACTTGCTTTTAAGATTTTTTACTTCGTTTGCAATACCCTCAGCGTCTAAAACCACAGCTGATAAATTATTCACAGCAGGTTTCACTTTATTAATAACCTCTTTTACATCGGTATGTAAAGATTTTAATTTTGGGGGGATTAAATCCGTTGGTATAGGTATCATACCATTCTTAACATCAGCTATAAATTGTTCTACTCTTTGTATATCAGTTGTCAGGGTGGCATATTTTGCGCCTACGCCTAAAGCCTCAGCTATGCCCTGACCAGAAGTAGGAAACGTAAATGGTGTCAGATCTAACAAACCTAAAACACCATCAGCAGAGGACAGTGAGGTTAATCGCCCCAATAATTCATTTTGCTTTTCACTTAATAGTCCGCAGCTCATATATTATCCTATGGTATAGGTGGTTTAGGAGTTGGCGTACCAGGTGCTGAGCCAATATGTGAGTGTGTACCAAGCCCAATACCTGTAACAGTTGTAACAGCTGTTGCGGCGACAAGACCGGTGACAGAAACCATACCTGTGTGTTGTGTAATGCCGGTAGTAATACTTCTTGCACCTGTCTTTGTTTCCTGATAACCAGCAGCAATAGTTTGTATTCCAAGTGTTTCAAGTAATTGTGCTGCGCCGCCTACAAGTTTCTGTTGGGCAACACCTAACAGCGACATATTAGTACCTGATGCTCGGTAAGTACCCACTGCGGTCTGTGTCATATTTAACAGTGAGGTAAGATTATATGACTGCAAGGTTGTCATTGACATATTACCTGTAGAGGTTAAATTATACCCTCCATTAACAGTCATATTAAATCCATCGCCTACACTCATGGTATGTGAACCGACACACGTAATAGTCTGTACTCCACCGGTCCTTAAACTGTAATCTTCAGTAACATTCACACTCATACCTGTGCCTATTTCAGCAACACTATTGCCTTGTATCTTAGTATGATGAGAACCTGTAATAGTTGTAAACTTATTACCATTAATTTCTTCGTAGTAATCACCGTCTACTCTAAGTTTGCAGTCACCAACAATAGTGACATTACATCCGCCTGTTATAGAAACATTCTTACCACCAATTACTATTTCATATTCATCACCGACAATCTTTGTGACTTTAGTTCCGTCAGCTTGTATTTCGTAAAAGGATCCTGAATTATGATACTCATGTATTCTTCCGTTGTCAGGTGTGTCGTCTACTTCAAACACATGACCGGATTCTGTTTCTGTTACTTTGTTGAAAGGATAAACCGAAGTAGTTCCTTTACCGAATGTAGGAACTGTGCCTGGCTCACTATAGGTTCCTGTGGCTGTAGAACCAAAACGAGGATGAGGTTCGTCCCAAGGAACAGAAGAATAATCCTTTCCTGTTATGTCAGGGGTGACAGTAGTTATACTTGGTGCTTTAGCTGTAGGAATTGCCTTGGTTTGTTTTTTTCTTTTCTCTACAAGGCTTGCGTGTTTTTCTGCTGCACTTCCTCGAGCAAGGCGTGAAAGATCTGGTTCGTTAAGATCATTGTATCCCACGTCCTCTTCAGTTCTTGGAAACTTTCCATTAGGGTCGCTAAATCCTATTGTTGGGTCTTCTATTCTTTCAACAGGAATACCTGGAAGTGACCCTATAATAACAGGACTTTGTTCGTCATTACCATCAGCAAAAAAGCCAACAACAGTTGAACCGGGTAATAGCGCAGGAGTTTCAGAGACACCTGACATACTTGCTGAAGTGACAGGTAGCATTACAGTAGCCCAGGGCAAATCCTTTGTAGGAAGTGTAACAGTATTGGCTGTGTGATATCCCAATACTCTTACTTTACATCTTCCTAAGTTTTCAGGATCGGCTCTACTTTCTACTACGCCTATCCACATTTTAAATTGTGGTACTAACATTCTTTACTCGCTTAGATCTAAGTTCAAACCGTTTTTCACAATTTCAGCAGTGATGCTATGTTTATCATACTTTATTGTGTGTTTCAAAGCTGTTATTATATAGGGACCTGAAAGATAAGGATCTAATACTGTTCCCTCATCATCTTCAGTTGTTTTGGATCTCGGTGACAAATATTTAAGATTAATTAATTGTCCCACTTCAATATCTGTTCTTCCAGGAATATTTATTGTGAATTTAAAATGATCTAACCCACTTAAATATGACTTTCTGTATTGTATTCTGTCTGTGTAAAACTCTGCTGGATGACCGTTTGGTAATTCGCTATTGTCTGTAGTACCGTAATCGGTGTACAAGTTTGTGTTGAATACAACAAACTCTGTGTGCATCATCGGATTACCACGAACATCATCAGGGATAGGTATTCCCTCTGAGGTTCTCACAAAAGCTTTGGCCTGATCCACAAAGTCAAAAGTAGATTCTGTCAATTTTTTTGTTGTTAAATCATATCCACGAATAGCATTTGCAAAGTAACCTGTCATTGTGCCTTCGATAATGTCAACCGTTTTAGGCATTTGAAATGAATCAATTTTAGTAAATGCTGGAGGTAAAACATTTCCTGTATATTTTAACCCATCTGCTCTACGTGGAAATGTTTCCTCTACAGGCTCATACACATATTCATCAAGCATTCCAAACTTTTGCCCTTTTTCGATTAGAGCCTCTACACTACTAAAATAAAATCCTTTATTAGACTCGAAAAACAGATAGTCGGACCCCTGCAATTTTCCTCCCCTAACTCTTTTAGATATGAAATTCATATTTTTAAAAGGAGACCAAAAATTAGAAGTATATTTTATCTTACTTGAATGAGGAGAGTCCGATATATACAAAGGAGTTTTTCTACCTGGATCATCAAACCTTCTGTCAAGTGAAATATAATCTTGATATACTGACGCAGCTACTTCATCAGTATTGCCTTTTAAACTACCATTAACAGTTATTTGTAAGTCAGAATATCCTTCAACAGAAATTAGCTGTAGTGTGTAATAACTTTGAGTATCGTTATTATTAAATCTATCTGTTACTGAATAAACTCTAAATTGCTTTTCAATAATATTAGCAGGCGCATCAACATATGTAGGTGTTCTAAACTTTATTACTACCAGTTCGTTTCCTCTGATTGGAAAGTTTGAAACAAGATCTATACCGTCTGATATTAACATTTTGGCTGTTAAACAGTTAGCAAAAATATCCTCATACAGGATAAATTCAACCATAAAGGTTTTTAGATCTAATACGTTACTGTCACTATTTACCAGAAGAATATCATCAAAGGTAATCTGACCAGCACCTGTTAAAATTTCGTTATCCACACTACCTCACCAGACGTCTATATATTTTAACAAAATCTCCAATGAATTTATTTTTTATCAAATAAATATGTCTTTTAGATTCATTAAGGTCTATTTCATAATCCATGTTTGTAACAGCGCTGTGAGTTCCTGCTGTTAATTTAGCAGCATCATAATCTACTACAAGTTCAGGGTTGCTACCAGTTATCATATAATGATGGACTGCTGATTCATTTCCTGCACCGTATTTTGTTTTAACGTATTCTGTCAACGCAACTGAAGATTTTGGCCACTCCTCGTATGGATTGATTATATTATTAACCAGTAAGATTGTCCAGTGATATAATGGCGTACCATATACTCTGTTAGATAGATGTTCAGGTGTTTCCCCGTCATCTAAATAATAAGCATCCATGTTTAAATTACTTACGTTACCACTTCTAAAACCAGTTCTAACAAAAATATCTCTTACTGCAATATTTTTATTTTGAGGAGTAGTGTAAATTAATGTCGGTAGATATTTAAAATACATTATCTGCTTGTCCTATAGCTATCAGTAATACCGCCTTCTTTTCTAACCAACATCTCAAGTTCAGTAAATTGCAATCTCATACTAATTTGAGATGGGCCGCCTGGCTTACTAATAAATGTTGTAAAGTCTGCACCGCCATATGATACATCCATATTAGTCAGCGCACAAGAAGAAATTTGATTGACGTACTCGTTACGTTGATCTTTGTACATATATTCGATGTTAAACTCTGAAGGGTAAATCATAATAGTTTTGCCTTCAGCGAGTTCTGGGTGCATATGGTATTTAAATAACTGAATAATATTCATCACATCTTCAAATTCTGTGTCATTCTTCGGTGCAAAAATATAATTAAAAGCAAATGATCTAAAATCCATTTGTTCAAAAAGCTGTTCTCTAAATGGATTCAAAGTCGTCTTAGTTGATACATCAAAAACATCACCGAAACTTCCGCCGCCGAGTTGAGATGGCAAATTTGCAGCTCCTTGTATAACACTTCTTGCCATGGCGTTTGCAGTGTTGTTGTTTCCTGCAAGAGTATTTTTAACAATCCCCAACAAGTCATCTGAAGATTCCGGCATAGGAATGTTGCCGTTAAGGATTCCTCCACCAAATGTACCTAATGAAGTATTTTGCCATTTAGCCCCGTATGATACAGTAGGCGGAGCTGCAATGTGTAACTGTATTGTATTAAGAAGACGTATAGTTTCATTTGCCTGGATAACTGCTTCACCAATGTTTTCTGCTATTTCATAGCCACCATAGGCAGTTGCAACACCTACAGCTGTTCTTAAAGCAGGAGAACCGGTACCAGCTGTTATAAAGTTTGCAACAGCTTTACCTGCTTTGAATCCCGCATAAACACCGGCAGCTTTAAATAAAGAACCGAGGATATCAATTTGTTCTCCAGTTGCCCTGCTTTCGTCTCCTACTTGCTCTTTTCTTTGTCTGTCAGCTTGTGACCATTCTCCAAAACCACCCAGGAGATTATCTAAATCTTTTTGAAACTTGGCCTCACTTCCAACTGAGCTTCTTTCTCTCGCATTAATATAAAATATAATACTGTGCGGTTGTTCCGGATTCTCTCCAATATCTTGAGGATACCTAAAACTTAGGTTCGTCAACAAATTGTCTACTTTGTGAGTATTTGCTGCGGTGCTATCTTCTGCAGGAGAAGTTTCAGGTTCAGCTGCGGCTACAGCTGGCTGCTGTTGTGCAGCGACCTCTTGTCGCTGTTCTTCCCGGCGAGCTCTTCTCCGTGCGCCAGCAGGTAATGTTGATTGCTCGTCATCATCAGCCATTTTTTTTAACCTCTATAAATAACCTTTAATATGGGTTTACATTATTTATAACAGGAACTTATGACATATACCAAAGACTTACATCAAGGAAGGTTTAGGCCTCGTAATCCAGCAAAGTATAAGGGAGACATAACAAACATTATTTATCGTTCCGGCTATGAATTAAAATTTATGAATTGGTGTGATCTCAATGATTCGGTGACCGAATGGGGAAGTGAAGAAATTGTTATACCTTATCGTTCACCATTAGACAATAGATATCATAGATATTTTGTTGACTTTTATGTTAAAGTATGTAATAATAATATAACTGAAATGTATCTTGTAGAGGTAAAACCTTATCGGTTTACACAAGAACCTAAGATCCCAAAACGTCGGACTAAAAGGTTTATAAATGAAGTAAAGCAATGGGGAGTTAATCTCGCCAAATGGGAAGCGGCTGAAGAATTTTGTAAAGACCGCAAGTGGAAATTCAAGATTATAACTGAAAAAGAATTAAAATTATGAAATTAGAGCGTGTTGTTTTAGAAGTTGCGGGTGGTTGTAACTATTCATGTGCTATGTGTCCTCATTCAGATCCAGGAAGAGGTAAAGAATGGACTCGTATCATGCCATTAGATATGTTTGAAGATATCCTTGATCAAATAGTAGGTAAGTACGGAACCCCTGTAATCAATCTCGAAGGCAGTGGCGAACCTACAATGAACAAACGTCTGCCTCTGTACGTAGAAGCAGTAACAAAACGTGGCCTCAAATCATTCATGTATTCTAATGGCAGTTTTCTTCGTGGTCAGTTTATGCAGGATGTTGTTGATGCAGGATTAGATTTCATGCGTTTCAGTTTCATAGGCTACAATAGAGAGATGTACAAGAAGTGGATGAGCATGGATAACTTTGACATGGTCACCGAAAATGCTATCAAGTTGAAAGAGTATATTAAAGAGTCGGGCAGTAGTTGTGAAGTAAGTTCCTATCATCTTATTCTTAACAACAATCAGATTGAGTTTGAAGTAGAAGAATACAGACGTAATGTTATTAACAAAATAGGCACTATCGGTTACATTTGGAAGATGCACAATTGGAGCGGTAACTACAAACCTGAATACGGCAGAGAAACAGATAAACGTAGAACGTGTGGTCGCCCTTTCGCACCAGAGCTGACTGTACGTGCAGGCGGTAACAACGGGCAAACAGCAGCAGTAACACCGTGCTGTCAAACTCTCGGTCCTCCCAATGAAGCAAAAAGTGTACTCGGTCATTTCTCAGAGCAATCCTTTGAAGAAATATACTTTGGTGAAAAGTATGAGGAGTTACGTAGACTACACAAAGAAAAACGCTTTGATGAGATTGATTATTGTAAAAACTGTGACTTCTTATATGAAAACCCAGAAGTTTTAGTGTGGAGTAATGCTCCAGAAGCTAAAACTGATTATATGTTAGGAACTAACTTTTCTCTAAAGGATTACCAGTAAACCATTATAAATAATGGTATGGCTAATCCATTCCAAGACATACGAGCCAAAGCTGGCGAGCAAGACCGTTCATTCAGATGGTACCAAGATGCTGTCCGAAAAATGGCTAACGGTATCAATACGTTTGCTGAAGTGTCTCGTACAGACATAGGAAGTTTTACAAGCAAGTTAGAACCCGGTAATATGTATATGTTTCAATACGATCCTAAGTATAAAGAAACATTACCATATTATGACAGGTTCCCTCTTTGTCTACCCTTTGACGATATTAGCGGGGGTTTCGTAGGCATAAACTTTCACTATCTACCTTATTTAAGAAGGGCCCAGCTTCTTGGTAATCTAATGGACTTTACAGATAGAGCATTAACTGAAAAAAGTAAAATTGAAATCAGTTGGAGTTTGTTAAAAAACTTTGGTAGATTTCCGGAAGTAAAACCTTCAGTAAAAAAATATCTATACAGTCAAGTACAAAGCAGATTTGTAAAAATAGAACCTGAGCATTGGAAAGCCTCTATCTTTTTGCCAACACATGATTTTGCAAAAGCAACCCAAGATAAAGTTTATAGAGACAGCAGAGACAAAATAAATGGCTAAGTCCTACTTTAACAATAAAAATTTTTCAGCATTTATAGCTTCAAACGCCCCGCAAAGAAGCGATAGGTTTGAAGTGCTAATAACAATACCTGATATACTAAGAGATGCTTATCCAGGAACAGGCAGTCAAACCATCAGCTTGATGTGTGAAGAGGCTCAGTTACCAGGATACAGTGCAACAAATGTTCCTGTAAAAATAGGCGCATGGACAGAATTTAGAAATCAAAATCTTGAATTTTTAACTCAAGATGTGGTATTTACTTTTGTATCAGACGACAGCCTCGCTATTCGAGGACTATTTGAAAAGTGGATTGAATTAACAGTAAGTCCCGTATCAAAAGAAATAGAATTTCCTGTATTGATACAAAAAAATATAATAGTACGAGCTTTAGATAGGCAAGATAATGTAAGGGCAGAATATCTTTTACTCGATTGTACCCCTAAACTTATCAATATCAATCAGTTATCTTGGAGTAACACATCTTTGATGAGAATATCTGTTTCATTTTCAGCGAGAAAGTGGGTAAGACTTGGCCTCGAAGGTGCAGTAACAGATGAATTAAAAGAAAAATTGAGATCAACGGGATTACTTAATAGATTATTTAATGCAATTTTTGATTAGAATATAGGAGATTATAATGAAGTTACCTACAGTGGTGGTACCGGAGTTTGAAATAGAGGTACCCGGAATGAAAGAGGCTTTAAAGTTTAGGCCTTTTTTAGTGAAAGAAAATAAAATATTAACACTTGCGCTTGAAGGCGGAGAAGTGATAGATCAGGTTAGAGCTGTACAGCAGGTTATTTCTAATTGTTGTATAACAGAAATTGCTGTAGATACTTTACCGTTGTATCAGTTACAGTGGATATTTATAAAATTGAAAAGTAAATCAGTAGGAGACGTTCAATCATATATATTGACCTGTGGTAAGTGCGAAAACAAAATAAACTACGATATGGATATAAACGATTTTAAGGTTTACGGAAATGTTGAAGAATCTAAGAAAAAAATAGAAATTACTGAAGAAGCGGGAATTGTTTTTAAATACCCATCAGCGCTCAAACAGGCCAACAGTGCAAATGAAAAAGATGAAGACCTAATATATTCCTGCATTGAGTACATTTATAATGACCAAGAAGTTATTTACAAAGATGATATAACAAAAGAAGAATTAACAGAATGGATTGATAATTTACCTGTTACAATGACAGAAAAAATAGGTGAGTTTTTTGTTGATATGCCGTTGTTAGGACACCGGTTAGAATATAAATGCAATGAGTGTGGCAACAATAACATTACAGCTATAAATGGTTATGAGCATTTTTTCGTTTAACTCTTTCTCAGGATTCGTTAGAAAATTATTATAAAACGAATTTCTTATTAATGCAAGAACATCAATGGGGTTTGAGTGAAATAGAAAATATGATGCCCTGGGAAAGAGAGATATATGTAGCAATGTTAGTACAACACCTAAAGAAAAAGGCTGAAAAACAAAAAGAGCAAAATAGATGAAAATAGAAGGTAGAAACATATTAGATGAAGGATTTGGCCCCTCCAATATAAGAAATGAAAAGGGACGATTCGGCAACAAGGAAAATGTAGCCAATTTATCAAATATGATAAGACAGGGCGCAGGCGAAGGGTTCGCTGCTATCGGTGCAAAACAATCTGCTATTTCGAGAGGTGCGGGTGTAGTTGCTCAAAACATGGGCAGCAATACTTTAGAAGTCCAGCGTATATTAGAATCTACAAATGATGCAACAAAAGAAGAATTTAAGAAACTAACAGAGTTAATGGCAAATCGAATAGGTGCAACAGGAAAGGCACAAGAAAAAGCCTTGAAAGATATTGCTGTACAAATGGAAAAGATAAAAATTGTTGCGGGTGAAGAAGGCGAAAACATTTCTAAAGCTCTTGGTTTTGACGAAGCAAATAAGCAAATGCAAGGAAGTGCTTTTTCTGCTGTTGCTAAAGCTACTGTTGTAGATCCGGTTAAAGATTTCTTTGGATACGGTCCTAAAAATAATAAAGGATTCTTAGGAGACAAAGGTATAGGTAAACCCTTTGCAGTAATGAGAGCCCGTAGAAATTTCAATGCTAAAGAGCAGGCAGCGCAAAACCTTGCAGAAGATTCACAAAGCGCTGCATTAAAATCTATGGGTGGTGGATTAGATGTAGAAAACAATTCTGTTCCTGAATTGTTGCAAGAATCAAAAGTCATATTAGAAGAAATTAGAGACGGACAAAACACCGGTTCTGGTCCTATGTTTGGTCCTATGGGTTTTGGTGGGTTATTCACTGCTTTACTGCCTTTAGCAAAACTTGCAGGAATAGCAGTTGCTATAGCTTCTTTATTGGCAGTTGCTAAATTAATAGCAGATGCTATTCCAGGTATTGAGATGACAGACGTTATCAATGCGGAATCCAACGCGTTAAGGGGGATGGACGCTGCAAGGAATCCCCCGGATACCAATGCTGCCCCGGATACCAATGGTGTAACTTCTGCTATTGATGATACAACAAAAGTTTTGAGTGAGGCTGAATTCGTGGGTCCGTCAAAGCCCCCTTCAATTATGAACCGAGTTGTGAGCGCAGGAAGTGATCTGATTAGCGGCGCAAAAGGTATGGTAGGCAAGGGTTTAGATTTCCTGGGGAGTAACAAAGTGTCAGGAACATTGACCGGCGTACAAGTAGCTATGGATTTGCGCGAACAATATAATACTATTGAAGAAGCAAATGCTGCTTTAGAAATGGGCGAAATAACACCAGAAGAACACCAACTCGTTGTTGATGATATACGAAACACCACCACTGGAAGATTAAGTGGCACAGCTTTAGGTACTGCTGGTGCAATCATCGCCGGCGCCGCGACCTCTGTAGCTGTCGGTGGTATTGCTGCGCCCATAGCTGCCGCGGCAGCTGTTGGTGTTGGTCTTTACAAAGCAGGTGAAGCTATCGGTGATTCTTTTGTCACAACCCCCGAGGAAGCAGCATTTGACGAAGCTAAAGAAAAAGGTTTGTATGACGAAAACTTGTTTTCAAAAAGTACGATAAACGAAGATCTGTTAGCAGAAGAAACAAACCCTCGGATATTAAAAGCAATTATAGATGATGCTGATTTGACTGAAGAAGACATGAAAAAGGTTCAAGCAAGACTTTTTGAGATTCAAAATCCTTCTATGGATGTGTCTTCTTTAGAAAGCACAACACAAACTTCAGCAGACAGTATAGACACAATGCCTATTCCTACAGGAGATGCTGTTGAACACACCACTGCCTTGGCATCAAACACCAACACCCAAGCTCCTGTAGTCAATAATGTGACTAACAATAACAATAATAGTTCAAGTAGCAATGCTACTAATGTGTTTAGTCAGCCCCTGAGAAATGATAATAATAGTTGGAGTTTATATTCAACACAGAGAGTCTTAGGATAAAAAAAAGGGGGCCTAAGCCCCCTTTTTGTCTGACTAACTATTAGTCATCATTTGCAAGTTTAGCAAAGTATGATAGTGTATCATCCTCGTCATCAGCATCAACCTGTGTGGGTGCTGTAGGTGTTGCCAGCTTAGTAACCTTTTCCATGAAGTTATCATCAGCAGCGTCTCCTGTTTGAGAGGAAATACTTTCTGCTGTGCCTACCCTGGCACTGTTACCCAACACAAAGTCCAACTTCTTCTTCAATTCATCATATGACTTGAAGTTGCTTGGATCAGTAATTGCTGCAAGTGAGTGTTGCTGATTCCAAATAGCCTCGATAGCGTCATCGCTATCTGATACAGGACTTGGAGCTGCAAACTCAGACTTGTCGTAGTTACGATATCCTTCTACCTGACGAATCTTCAATTTGAAGTTAGCACCATCCCAAAAGTCAAAAGGATTCATTGGTGCTTCATCTTGGAACTCAGGCTGCATGGCATCTTTAATCTTGTCAAAGATCTTCTTGCCAAACTTGTAAAGGAATACCTTGCCGTTGTTAGAAGGATTACCTGAATCCTCAACAACAAGAATGTTAGCGTAGTAAGAGAGGCGACGCTTCTGCTTACGTGCAATTTCTTTATTAGCTTCTACACCACTGTTCCAAAGCTCTGAGTTGAGTTCTGATACAGGGTCAGTCTGCTTGAGTGTAGTAAGTGAGTTTTCAATATACCACTTACCTGTAGGACCTTGGAACCCGTGATTGAACATCTGTACCCAAGGCATATCCTCGCCTTGAGGTGCAGGAAGGAATCGAATAACAGCGTATCCGTTGCCTGCGTTATCTACTGTGGGTTTCCACTCGTTAGAATCATCATTACGTTGCTGAGGGGCGTCAAGTTTTTCGACTTCCTTCATCAATGAATCAAAGTTGCCACGAGCCTTGCGAAGGTCTGAAAGGGAATTAAAAGCCATATTATTTCTCCGTATATGCGTTATATGTGCGATGTATGTTTAGTTATTACTTCTTGTATATTCGTATGTGTCAAGGACTTCATCTAAATCAATTTCTTTTAGATCCTCAATACTATTTATACTCTTTAAAACCTTGTCGATTTCTCGTTCAGGTTTTTCTTTTCCAACCTTATGGATTCTTTTTTCCTCAGGTTTTCTTTTTACTGATTTAGACATTGTGCAAATTTTCCTGCAAATCTCTGTTTAACATTGTCTTTGTCAAACCTGACAAAGGGTTTGTATTTCTTCACTAACAAACAAATGTGTTCCAATACAAAGTCATTAGCGTAATCTTCAACATAAGGATATAACTTTTCCATAATAACAAGTGTCTCAATTTGTATATCCCCACCCATGTACATTCTGAAGATTAAAGGGTGTGTGCCTTCCATTGCTGACTTAGACCCTTCTTTTTCCATCCTAAATAAGATATTATCTAAGTCAGTATCTAAAGTATACAACATTCTTTTACGTCTTGTCAAGTAGTTTTTGTAATTATCTAAAAAATTTCCTGTATAGATATTGGCCGTTTCATTGCCCGATACAAAGTTGGCAACAAGTATTTCTATGATTTCAGATCTTTTATATGTGCAGGCCAAGTCATACATATATTTGGTGTCTTTCCGTTTCTCAAAAGAAGCTCTTAGGTTGCCTATACGACCCTTAGTAACAGTAATATCATACTTAGGATCGGTAAAGTGCAACCTTAAGGCCGCATATAATTTGTAGACTTCAAAAGCCGTCATGTTAAAAAGGTAGCTTGTTAGATTTAACCTTAAGTAGATTCAAGTCTTGTGCTTCTGCTTCAAGTTTTTGCTTCAAGCTACTATTGATAATCTTGTTCACACTGTCCGCTTCAATTTCATTTTTTAAGCAATAGTCTAATAATACATCCATACAAGATTGTTCTGTGCGAAATGAATTGTTTTCTATATACTTTGAAAACTCAGCAGGGGTTCTGAATTCTTTGGTGATAAGAAATGTGTCTGTTGGTTTTTGTGTTTCAGCCATAAATTCGTTTGTTATTACTTCTAAGTTCACTTACTACTCCATTATCTATAAAATACGTGATTCTCTATTTCAGCCGTTGTAAATTCAACAAACTGCCATTGTGGATCTATTGTATTGTTATGATACCACAACGCTCCGTCTGTAGGATCGTTGTATATACCATTTATAACACCTGCAGCTACGTCCATAGCACGACCCCATGCCCACATATCTACAGGTATATCACTTTTACCATCACAATACCAACTAAACTGACATTGGTTTTTGAGAGGAACTATCTTATTACGCTCCATCAAAAACCACGATGATATTGGTCCTTGATATATAACATCACAAAGATCGCCAGGATATCTTTCATCATTTTTACGATTAACTGCTACATAAGCAACAGCTACTTGTCCGTCTATAGGCTCACCTCGTGCTTCAAAGTAAATGTTTTTTGCTAAACATTCTACTTCTCTGTAAGTGGGGCCTGCTTCAAATACAAATTCTATGTTAATAGGATTAACTTGTTTTACAGGTTCATCTTTAACTACTAATTGTAGTACAGCTAATAAAAACGCTGCTGTCATTGCTGTTAAAAGTATTACCTTTTTCATACAATCTCCTTAGTAATTGGGCCCTTTTGCTTACAAGGTGGAACCCATACCCCGCTTAGCTTAAGCTGCTAAGGCGTAAACGTCATCATTTGCGTTTATTTTAAGTAGTTTTAACGTCTACTCTGACGACCCTCAAATTGTCTATTCTCTCGTCTGTCGAATCCAAAACGCCCCCTCATGTTTTATTGGTGGAGGCGAGGGGAGTCGAACCCCTGTCCAAACTCGTTTTACTTCAATCGTCAACGGGTAATATATTTATATTATAACACTTTTAGTGCTTGCTTGTCAACCTTTCCATTGACATTTAAAGGCAAGCTTTCCACAAAAGTGTAGTATTTTGGTTTTTTGTATTTGGTTAAAGTAGCCTCACACAAAGTATTCAGATCTTCTTCTGTCGCATTACCGACAACAAAAGCATGAGGAACCTCTCCCCACAATCTGTCAGCTACACCTATCACAGCAACCTGGGATACCGCTGAGTGTGAGAGTAATACATTTTCAATTTCTGTTGGGTATATGTTTATGCCCCCTGAAATAATCATGTCCGTTACTCTTCCAACAAGTTTATATTCGTTCCCTTCTTTAATTACTGCGTCTCCTGTATGATACCAACCATCAGTAAACACTTTATCTGTTAGTTCCGAATTATGCCAATAGCCCCTCATAAGTGTTGGACTTCTTAACATAAGTTCTCCGGAAACAATCTTAGCATCCATATGAGAAAACAATTTATTATTACACAATATAGTACCTGATTCTGTGCTACCATAAGAATCATAAAATTCTACATCTGTAAAAATTTCTTTTAATTCAGCTAACAAACTTTCAGACATAGGTGAACCAGAGTGTTGAATATTTTTTACAGATGAAATATCATACTCAAAAAAAGTTTTTGAATCTATCAACATTCTCAACATAGTAGGAGCGAGGGTAAAAGTATTTACCTTATATTTTTCAATGTGACGTAAAAATTCTTCAGGGGTAAATTTTTCCATAAGTATAATATGATTGTTCGTAAACAAAGAGGTGAACAATCTGTTTATAACACCTGCAAATGTTAAAGGGCCTGAAATTAAAGTTACATATTCCTCTTTAAGATTGAACATTGTCTTAGAAACAACCGAATTAAGATATTGCCCTTTATGGGTACACATCACCCCCTTAGGCTTACCGGTTGATCCACTTGTATAAAGTATCTGGTGCATATCGTCATTTGCCCCCGGAGTAAATATTGCGCTTTTGTCAGTAAAAGCATAATATGAATCTGGGATATCTTGTAACACCAGTTTAGGCATACAATTATCTAATATATTTTGTATTTCCAATTCAGACAATTTCGGACTTACTGGTACAATAATAGCGCCGAGCAAATGACAAGCAAAAAACAAATCAACAAGCTGTACTGAATTGTACCCAATAAAAACTACTCTGTCACCTTGATTTACTCCTGTATCTTTTAGATATGATGCAAGACTGTGACCTCTATCATACATTTGAGAACAAGTGTATGTTTGATTATTAATTGTAAGTAGGGGGCTGTCTGGTGTTTGTTTATTGGATTTATCTAAAAATGCAGTGAGACTTATATCATTAGGGGAATCGTATGTTAGCATAAAGTTTTTCGTACCTTTCATAATCTAAACGTAAGTCCAATAGCTGCTCTGCGTAGTTATCTCGTTTTTCAACAAAGATTTGAGGCTGTTCACCCTCTACAGTAATAGCAACAACAATTTGTGACACAGGAATGTCTGTCATTTCTTCAAACATAATTGCGTATGAAGTACATTGCATAAAGTAATTATCAATCCATTCTTTTCTTTTAGGCTTGCGAGAAGTCTTAAAGTCAATGACTGATAATTTCCCATCCCATTCAGCAATACAATCAACACGACCTGCCATACGTAAATGATTACTGTATAGTGGGTCTTCGATTGCGTGAATGTTGTCTATCCTGTCGAGTTCAGGACGAAAGCGATCCCACATCTGTTTGTCTAACAAACTGAGATTGCTTGTATCAATATCATTATTCAGCAACACGTTCTCGCACAAGTCGTGTATCTTTGTGCCTCTTGTTGCTGCCTGATTACTGATTTTGTTAGCTTCTTCTTCACCCACACGTTCACGCCAAGCCTTGATAGACTCTTTTGACGCATGAGACATAACGGTAGTAACTGAAGGGTATAACTTTCCTTCAGGTGTACGATAGAATCTACCGTGTGGGTGAATTTCTGCTTCCGGTGCTTTTAGTTCTATAGGTATTCTTGTAAACATTCTATTAGTGTATCCGCTATCAATGTGTGTCCTTCAGGTGAAGGATGATTACATTCTGTGATGTATTTATTGTGGCTGTAATCCCACGTTCTGCCTATACGTGTGTCCCTTGGATCAATAGCAGTAAACTTAATCTTTTTGCTTTCCTGTGTACAATAATCACTCAATAAAATATCAAGTAATGTATTATTCACAAACCTTGCATTTATAAATCCCATTGACAATAATTCAGTATAATATATGTTTGAATATACACTATAAGGTTCAAAAGCACTAATAAACAAGTGTCTTATATTTCTTTGCCTTAACTGATTGTGAATCCAACATATCATCATATCAGTTTGCCATACCGGACTTCTTTTTGCTATTGTGTGTTCTTCTTCATTTACTACCCTAACATATTCATCCATAGTAGAGTTATATTTTGAAGCACGTGTGCTATGTGACAAAGCAATAATAACAAAATCTTGCTGATGAAAATTGTCCAAGTTTTTCTGAACCTGATACAATATCATTTCATTGTTAGATCCTCGTTCAGCAAGATTGTTACAGGAGTCAAACAGTTTGCTTCTCTTAACTATTTGCGTAGGATAGCATATACTCTCCCGTTCATCAGGAGAGTTCTCTTTTGGTAGTTTTATAAAACCTTCAGTAAAACTATCACCGAATGTCCATAATATTGTTTTCATATTCTTACTTATATTGGTGCCTCGGGTCGGACTTGAACCGACAATCCCAATGGGAGACAGATTTTAAGTCTGTTGTGTATACCAATTCCACCACCGAGGCTAATTTGGTACACCCTGCAGGAATCGAACCTGCAACCTACGGCTTAGAAGGCCGTTGCTCTATCCGATTGAGCTAAGGGTGCTTATCTGTTGTTAAGCAAATACTGTGCTTTATTTAATACCCAAGGATCTCGGTGAGGCAAGTTGAAACCAGAGGAGCTGTCCCATTCTTTAAAGGCATAATCAAACCTGTCACTGTAAGCATCAGGGTGATCCTTCATTAGCTGCTCAAGTTCTTTTGCCCAGCCATCAAACACGTGGTCAGGTACAATGCTATCATCTAAAGCATAATAGATGCAGGAGTGTACAAGTACCTGCAACCGACGGCGCTTAATCAATTCGGCCGTCGGATTTGTAGGATTTGGGAATGTATAGCGTTCCTTACTCATTACTAAAACTCAAGGTCAGCTGAGAGTGCTCATGATTCATAAGAGCCATGAAAGTCTCCTGACCAAAAAAGTCAATGACTTCCTGATGACAAGAAAAAATCTGCTTGATGAAACCATTAGATACAATCAACATTAATCACGCACCTCCGTAATATACTTGTGGTCAACAATAACAACCTCGCCTGCATCACGCTTGATGACAACCTTACCAGCAGAATTTTTCCACTGGAACCCATTGTCCAGTTTAACGTGGTGAGATACATTACCACCGTACTCAACATGACTGAGGGTTACTTTACCACTAACGGGTACATCACCGCTGAGATAAAGACCTTTAACACGCATACCTTCTAAGTTCCACATATTAGCAACACTCCTGTAAACGATTCAATTCAAATTCATCAGCGAGTTCATTAAAGATTATATGATAATCCTCAGGCAATGTCAAGCCCGCGTCGCCTGCATCCAAGTGAATATCAGCATCCACAAAGTTCCAGTTAATGTCGCCGCGCTCGTCTAAGTTCTCAGGATTAACTACTGCGTTATTGAAGCTAACTATTAGCTCTTGATATTTTACTACGTTGCTACTCATAATATAAGCCCTCACAGCTTGTTTTTTCATTTTATAATGCTTATTATACAGCCTTTTCAGGAAAAGTCAAGCACTTTTTGGCCTAAGGAAAACAAGCACTTAGGCCATTTCTGACGTAAGTGCTTGATTTTGTTGGAGAAATTAAAAGCGCTTATAAATCAAGCACTTAGGTAATTTGAGTCCTCGTATTTCATTCTGGCCTCAATATACTCCCGGACCAGGGCAGATCTGACTATATCCTCAGGGCCAAATTCTACTGACGCAAAGGATGGCATATTCTCAACAGTTACCATAAACTGCTTCAGGCCAGACAAGTCATTCCTCTTGTAAAGGTCTGTCTGCCTAAAGTCTCCACAAAATATGATCTTTGTATTGACTCCCACTCTTGTCATTATAGAATTAATTTCCATGTCATTTAAATTTTGACATTCATCAACAATAACAATAGCGTGATCTAATGTAATACCTCTGACAAATGAAGTACACATAAACTCCAGATACTTTTGTTCTACCAAACGATGATATGCTTGTGGCTTGTTTGGGAAAAGTTCCTGGCACATTGATTGATACGGTGCGCTATACACCTCGGTCTTCTCATCTTGATCTCCGGGTAAATGCCCGATCTCACGGGACGGCACAGCAGACCTAACAATAATTACTCGGTCTCTTGTTGCCGATTTGTTCATTACTTCTTCCAGAGCTCTGTAAAGTGCAATAAAGGTTTTACCTGTACCAGCACAACCGTGTAGCAAAAAGGCCGGTTTATAGTCATACTGCGACATAAACTGGCCTTGAGTTTCGGTTTTGGCTTGAATAGTCCTGAGGTCTTCAATCCTCATCTTTAGACTATTGTTTATAGGTAGTCCTTCGTTTTGTACAAGGTGAAGATTCTTCTTTGCCATATTACTTCCTATCTGTCGGTTATTGGTTAAAGAATCATAATGTATTACTTACTCATCAGATAACATTGTACTTTTTACTTTCTGTACTGCCTCCCTTACTTTTACCGATTTATGATCTTTTTTGCCGTAGTCATTTGCTAAGGCGCTGTTAGGATTGGATTCTGAAATTTTTGATAGGACTTCTTTAAAACCTGAGGGTGGTTTAGTTCGGTCACCTGTAGTTGCTACGAGCCCAGGTGCACCAGTAATTATAGATTGTATAGTGGGATTTTGTTCTAAGTATTCTACTTTAGCATCCCAGCTCATTATCTTATCTTCTATTTCGCCTGTTTCCGTATTTAAAAAACTATACGTTGGCATTAAGCACACCCCGTTTTACGAGTTCTTTTTTGAGTTTGTCCCTGTACTTGGGACTGCGAGTTGATTCATATGCCTTCGTTATTTCATCAGTAGAAGTGCATCTCATATAAAAGTGTTCCTTAAACTTTTTTTGAGTTCCGTTACTTTGCTTTTCATACTTAGCAACGCTGGGTCTGAATTTAATTGGCATCACGTATTTCCTCCATGTTATTAATAATCATATTTATCACTCTTTTACCGAGAGAAGATATGAGGTCACTATTTCTTAATTTATTTAGACAAGATTTTATGTACAAAGGATCCAGAGATTTCATAGTGTCTACTGTGTATCTCAGTTTGTCAAACCCAAACATATTGAGAGCTAAAAGAGTTATATCAATTTCGTCATCCGTATAAAATGACATTCTATGACCTATAACTTTCGCTTCAGGTACTGTGGGCTTTCTTTTAAAAGGTATTACTTGTCCCATATCAGATATTTATACCTCAGTATACCTTCACACCGTAGTGTTGAGCGAATTTCTCCGCATCTAATCTATTATTGACAATTGGTTGTCCCTTTATGTTCAAACTTGTATTGAGTAGCATAGGACACCCTGTTTCTTCATACCACTTTGTTAATAACAGATATAATCCAGGGTGTGAAGCGTATGTCACTGTTTGTACCCTACTTGTTCCGTCTTTATGAACAATAGCTGGGTATGTTTCTTTATTTTTACACTTTACAACCTGTTGCATATAAGGTGAGTGAAAAAACTTATCTACTTCAAAGTATTCTGAAACATCGTGCTGTCTTATTACAGGAGCGAAAGGTCTAAACTCTTGCCGTTGTTTTATTTTGTTGACCTCATCTTTCATTTCTTGTCCACGAGGGTCAGCTAACAAACTACGGTTGCCCAATGCTCTTGGACCAAACTCTGCTCGCCCACTTGCTACACCCACTATACCCGATTGTAACAGTTCTTGTAATAGTTTGTCAACCGGATATTCACTTTTTATCTCATGTCCTAAAAAGGCTGTATGAAATTTTACACGTTCTTTAGTCCCAGCAAGTACAGCACCGAGTGATGAACCTGCATCACCTGGGTTAGGCATTATCCAATGCTCTTTGAAGTATTGAGGTATTAGTCTGTTAGCAAGACAGTTCAAAGCGCATCCGCCCATGTAAACAAGTTTATTATGACCTGTTATTTCTTTTGTCTTGTTTAACAAGCCATGTAGGTATGATTCAAATACTTTTTGTACAGCGGCCGCTATGTCAAACTTATCCTGTTCGCTTGTAAGTTCTGGTCTCCACCAACGGACGCCTTTGTGCAGATTCTTTTCTTTGTGGGTTAGATTTTCTATTTCATTATAGAACCTATTAGGATCACCGTATGCCGCCATACCCATAAGGATATATTCATCTTCGTTTGGCTTGAGTCCTAACCTGTCTGTGAAGGCAGTATAAAATAATCCTAAAGATTTTGGATAACGTGACGACCAAACTTTTTTCTCATTTTTCCAGATTGAGGTGGTTGTCCATTCCCCGATTGCGTCAATGACAAGTGTAGCACAATCAACAAAATGAGAGGGTCTTGTATAGTATCCTGCCGCCCAATGTGACTTGTGATGATTGCCCCATTCTATAGGACACTTGAAATCATAGCCGGCTGCGTGAAAATATTTTTTAGGATTTATATACCAGTCTTTTTGTCCTGCCCAGATTCTACGGGTTGCTTTTAGTAGAGGATTTTCGTACCAAAAAATAATATCAGGTTGCCCAAACTCTAATGCCGCCCTCAACAGCCCAGGTGAAAGATTCTTATCGTTTTTAATTCTACTGTATCTTTCGGAATGTGAGGCAAAGGTAATATACCCATCATTGATAACTGTCAATGCGGCATCGTGAAATCCTGCGCTAACTCCCCATGAAATCATTTTGAATATTTTATTTCATATCCTTTTCTGTATAGTATCTCGCCGGCGTCTACTGATTTAAGATATTCTTCGGCAGTAGTAGGCACGTGCCAATGATTGTTAAGATATTTAGATTTTCTAACGTGTTTAAAATTCCAGTTTTGAATACCAATAAAAAGATCTTCTACAAAAATTTTCATATTGGGAACTGTAAGATGATTTATTCTTGGATCACTACCAGAATATTTCGTAAGGAGCTGATGTGCTGGCATATTTTTTCTTAGCATAAAGTTTTTTATTTCAGCGCTCCACTTTGCTTCTGCTTGATCAATTTCTGACATATATACTGGAAAAAATATACAATTGTCTGGCATCTTAGGTAAATATTTTTTATCATCATCATACCTGCCTACTGATGCAAAAACAAATTTTTTATCTTGATGTTTTTCTGCGATCCCAAAAAGTAGTGCCATTAATCCCATGTGTTGTATTTTATCAACAAAATAATCCTTTTCCATTATAAGATGTATAAGCCCTTCCTTGTTTTCTCTTGCATACCTATCTAATTCCACATTACCCTTATGAATTAATGTGTCAGACTCTAAATTGTAATGCAATAATGCACTACCACCAGAGGCTAACTTAGGAAATCTTCCGTGTCCGGTTACATTTATATCACAGGTGGATTTCAAAGCAAATCTACCACTTGTTGTTATACAAAAGATTATCAACTCACCCGATTCTATTTCTCCGCTGTCCAATCTGTGAAGTAAATTTTTTACAGAAAATTCTAAACAACTACCGTGAGCCGCATGATTTTTGTGAACCAGATTCATCTTTTCGGCCAATTGAAGTGCAATACCCTGCCTTTCCTTTCCTACTATATGGCCCTCAAATTCAGGAGCAACATAGCTATCACCAAAAAAACGTAATTTACTAATCATAGGTATAAGGATCCTGTTCTCTCAGCTCTTTTAGTTTTTTCTTTAATTCCCTTTTACGTTTCCAATTCTTCCACCAATCTTTTATTCTTTGTATCATTTGATTTCCTTTATGATGATGGTGTTTTTATCAGCTTCTTCCACCGCCTCTCTTACATAGTTCATCTCAGGTACAGTAGCATACATATCTTCGTTACGTATTTTATCAATTACCTCAGTGTCTTTAACAAACTTTCTTGCATAAGTTAAATCAAAAGGTTTTGTGAGTTCGTGTAAAACGTGATCAAACCTGTAACGAATAGAAGTATTATATTTCTTATCATAACTTGTAATAAAATTATTAAGTTTTTTAATTGTTTCTTGTTTAAACCAATCAGGAAGTATTCTTACATTATATTTTTCAGGCATATCTAAATAATTTAAAAAGAAATTGTTGTGCTGTAGTCCAAGACGCTTATCAGTTTTTATAACCCCTAACTCAAGTAGCCTATCAACAATTTCAGGAATACGGAATACATTCCAGGCACCTGTTGTGATACCAGGACGAATAACAATGTTATCTAACTTAACCATATCCTTAAGATTCTGTTCTACTTTAGGCCAATCAGTTCCTGATCTGATAAGTTCACCTCGTTCATCAATCTCATCTAAACTTGACCAAACTTCGATCTTACCCGGCTCCCACTGTGACCAATAATCTAATACATTCTTGCCCTGATATATTAATTTTGAAGTATTGGTATTATATGAGATTCTCACATCAAATCTTTTTGCTTCAACCAACATATCTAAAATATACCAGTGTTCGGGCATGAGTAGAGGTTCACCACCTGCAAAATAAATTTTTTCAACCTCGTCAATCTGTTTCTCAAGGAACTTATAGTTATCAAGTCCGTCAATGGCATCAGTAGTAACAACCTTCTGCCAATCTTCTACGGGCCAGTTTAATTTTTTAGCATCGGGCAACCAACTGGAACTGTATGTAGGCCCACATGAGCGACATTTAAAGTTACAAAGATTGCTAAAACGAAAATCCCAATACTTCAGCTTCATTTCGGTTACAGTGCCGTCTGCAAGTGTAGTTTCAGGTATGCGATCAATTACATGAGGAAACTCTCTATTGTGAAAAACCCTACTACTATCACCTGTAATAGGTTCTCTATCAGTACAAGTTTTACAGTAACTCGGTATCTTACCATTCAACATATCCAAACGCATATGACGCATTCGTTGAGAATTCCAAATATCCTCGAAAGGTGTTTCGTTGATGTTACCAAAGTTTGCGGATTCGTGTTGTGAGGTTAAACAACAAGGAATAATCTTGCCGTCAGGTTCCAATGCCATGTGCATCCAGGGCACAGGACATATTGTATCCATGTTAATATCTTCACGTTTAAATGGCTTGTCACTCATTGTTTAATCCTTTCACGTATTGCTTTTGATTGAAGTTATTTACTAAACTTTCGTCTTTGTTTTCTATTGCGTTGTATAAACTGTCTGATTCAAACTCAGGATAGATATACAACCTACATTTTCTCATTTCGTCTGTAAAGTTATCTATACGCATTTTGTTTTTCAATGCTGCTTTTAGAAAACCCCAGCCTGGGTGTACTACTCGTCTTTCTGTTTCACCCTCAGTACCCTGTATCCAATGAGGAGTATACTTATCATGGAAGTTCTCCTCTGATCTAACATAGTTAGGCACTGTTTGTATTGTATCAATCCAGTCACCGTATTCAGGACAACCTAACTGTCGCCACACCTTTGTATTGATGACCATCATTTGGCCATGTATTTCAATCCAATAGTTCTCGCCTTTCTCAGGCTCCCAATCCAGTGTAAATGCCAAAGCAAAAAAGTCTGGATTGTTTCTTATATATTCGTCAACATAATCTATAAAGTTTGGGTCAGTTATAAAGTTACCTACGTGTTGTATGATAACAATGCCGTCAGAATGTTTTACTGCTTCGTCTACTGTGTTGTAGACTTCAATATTAGATGACAGTTTGCTTGTATGCTCATACGTTTTATCTAATACGTACTGATATAGCTTTTCGTTTGCTACTTTGTTTTGATTTACAATAGCAAAACTATATTCTGTTAGCATCTAATCCACCCAATAATATAAGATGATACCTTGCCTCATCACTGTTATTGATTACAATGTGTCTATTTGACACATCTACAACAAACCCTGTGCCTGCTTTGAAAGGCACGACACCTTTGTTTTCAAATACAAACTCACACCCTTCTGGATTATTTATAGCTATGTTCAAAGGACCAAACATTCTTTGTTTGCCGTCAGAATGTGGCATAATGTAACCACCCGGACCCACTTTCATTATTCTAACCCTGTCAAAAAAGTTATAAGGTAATGATTGACAAAACTTAGCAATGTTTGGAACAAGGTCACATAACTCTGTCCAATGATAGTTTGCTTCTTCTACACTGTCATAATCATAAGCGTCACAGTGCATAGTTTTATTCATATCAATGCCGTGTAATGTAAGACTCTGCCACGATTCATGGCCATAGCCTGATAACCTTTCGCCTTTTCTGTGATCGCTGAATAAATGATCTATACCTTTGCACTCATTCAAAAAGAGTTCAGTGTCAAAGTTAAAATCAAACTGATAATAGGCGCACTCAACATCATTATATGACTCGTTGAATGTTTTATGTGAAACATTTTTACAGTCTTTATTTTGATTGTAAAAATCTAAAAGTTCGACAGGAAACATTACTTGTTCTCAATATATAGATTGTCTACTGTGTCGTATTTACTCCACACTTCTTTGTTCCAATCTATCTTGTCTTTTTTACTACCAAACCACAAGTCAGTCATGGGTATCATTTCACCGTCATTCTCTTTGTATAGACATAACTGACCAAGAGGAATGTATCCAAGACAATATTCGTTTAGTTTCATGTGTGGGTCTTTCAGTTTCTTAAAGTCGTTGTCTACCCACCACTTGTGAAGACGTACCTGTGTGGTGTTAGGATATGCAGGAACAAGATTGATAAACAGTTCGGCAGCAAATCTTTGTTGTGGTCGTATCTCATCACGTTCTACAGCAGCTATGTCATTGTCAAGTGAAGTAGACATCCAGTTTTTACCTAACGTGTTGTAACCCAAGTACAACCAACCCCAATCAATAGTAGGATTGAATAACATATAATCTTCAGGCTCCAAAGGTACGTGAATGTAGCCGTCTTTCTCATTAGGGAGAAAATCTGTCAGGCAAGTACAGGAAGTTTCTACTTCAGGATTCAGCCTTCGTCTTATGATTGTTTCTGTATTGTGTATCTGTTCGTTAAGCAACAAAAAGGATTCATGTAAGACTAAATTGTGGGCATCGCCGGGCCAAGAACCGGGAAACTCGCCGCCGGGATAGGTGTTTCCGTAGTGTTCGTTATTTGTTGGATCATTCCAATAACCTGATTCAATAACTTCTGCCAACCTATCACCATATATCTCAAACTCCTCATGTAAGTCATTCAAAAGATGCTCTGACTCCATCAAGGACTCAATGGTGGTTAATTGAGGAAGTTTTCTGTCATAGTTATCATTGATATACTGTATGTTATCTTTAAATTCCTCAAACTCTGCTTCTTGTTCTTCTACATTTTTATAGCGACGGTAGTTTGCTTTAAGAGGATATCCTCTTTTGTTATTTTCATCAATAACATCTACCCATTTTTTAGTAATATCAATATCTATCAAGTTAGCCCAAAGAGTAAGTTTATCACCCGTTTTGCTATTTGACATTATAATTTTGGCTATATAATCTTGTCTAAAAAATTTCATATACTTCCACGTCTTGTGTCTTACCTTTCACCAAATTTCTTTTCTCATATGAAAGATCCATAGGAAGCACAGCATTCTCTCCTTGTGAATCTCCTGTGCCTGTAAATTCTGTAATCACAAAGGTATTTTCATCCCATTTTCCTTTGACCTCAAACTCACATTCAAAAGACTTGTTGCCTATTAACCACCACTCTCCTTGATGTACAAACTTGTGGTTTGCCTTACAATGGAAATTCCCTTCTTTATCTACTTTAAACCATTGCTTAGAATTATAATTTGACAGTGTTATACTTGTTCCAAATTCATCTAAATCCTCTTCGTGGTCAAAGTGTGTAGACAATTCAAACCCGCCACGTACTCTCCAAAACATTCGGCAAAGACCGAAAAATTCATTTACAACAGTATCAGCAAAAGTTCCCATATTTAATTGAACAATATTATGGTCAAATTCTTCATAAGGCACTTCATTAATTATACTATCTTCATCATCAAAGTCAAGCGTAAAGTGATTACCAATATTAGGCCTGTCCTGAGCATTTTGTATAGTACCTTGTTTTTTACACTCCTCTAACCATATATAAAAATATTTAAGTCGCAAAGCTCGATGAAGTTTTGTGTTTGACCAATCTAAAGACCACCACACCCCCTCAAAAAGTCTATCCCAAGGAGACATATTATATCTTTCTCGGTTAAATTCAAAATCCGTTTGTTTTGCATCTGACATTCCCATACCAGGACTGATGGCAAAGATTCTATTTCTATTGTTCCATACAAGATTCATACTATGAGCAATGGCCTGTATATCCTCACCTTGTGCACCGACAATCCAATTAGCATGAGCATCAATGCCATATTTCGCACAATGCAACAAATTATTGTTGACATCTTCTAAGTCAATATTCTTGCGCATGACATCTAAAACTTTTTGACTGCCACTTTCAATACCAAAACTTAAATTTACACAGCCGCCCGCTTTTAATGCTCTAAAATAGTCATCATCCATTCGTTTGTCACAGCGAGCATATCCCATCCATTTAATGTCCATCTTTCGTTCTACAACACCCTCAACAAACTCTCGCAATGTTTTAAGGTTGCCGTTTGTAAGACTGTCAATAAACCAAACAAAATTCATACCATACTTTTCTGTTTGTTCTTGTAGTTCATCAAGTATTCTTTCGGAATGCCTATCACGGTATTTCCAAAACCAAGTTTCCTTACAGAAAGAACATTTAGCAACACACCCTCGACTAAGTTCAGCACTAATACCAAATGTTGATGTATATTTGCCAAGGTTATAATCAGTATAATCGGGAAAAGGTAAACTATCAATATCAACCCGTGACATATTAAATGTCTCTCCAAGCTGTCTTGGGATGCCTATCAAGTTTTTTTCTTTCTTATCTAAGAAATCAATAAGTACCTGTTCTCCCTCGCCTCTTACGTAATGGTCTACAAAATCTGGGGGAATATACTCTGGGGTATGACACTGTGGACCCCCATATATAATAGTTAAGTTCGGTCTCAATTTTTTGATTTTTTTAGTTATCATATGTGTACACATATAATTGGTGTCGTACACACTAAAACCCAATACATCTGGATTGCTATCTAATACACTCTGTATCCACTTATCTAATACTTTTTCATAACCAGGCAATACTCTACTTTCCCATTCGCCTGCGTGCCACCAAAACCAATGGTTAGAATCCCAGGCCTCGGGTACTCCCATATCATGGTAGCCTTCTACATTAAAATCAAAAACCGTTGTTGTATACCCTGCTGATCGAGTCAATGCGGCCAGTCTGGCTAAATTGTAAGGAGGAAAAAACACGCCCCATGAAGGCATGATACACATCGTGAGTTTTGTTTTTCTTGGCTCAACATCATATACAATGGGGTTGACATTTTTCTTTGGCTTAAATGCCTTCTTAGAAGGCAATACTTTGTTGGCTAAGTATACGTGTTTGTCATGTACTTCAGTCGCCATTTTCTATCTCCTTGTCTATTCTACGACAATACGCATCTTGACCCAAAATTCTAAAATTGGTGTTTATACTTTTTACAAAATTTTGCAAACACTTTTGATTTTCAAAAACGGGTTGATTTATTGCACTAAAATCTGTTGAAAAAATATTAGATACACTGACCAAGGTGTGCCCCTCAAAATAACTTGTTAGACTTTTTGGGTCATTGAACAAATCACATTCTATAAACTGTACTCTTGCTTTTCTAAACTTTTCTAAGGTTGTATAAAAATCATCAGTGAAAAAAGAAGAGCCACTTCCAAACGCATCTATACTTCTTTGTATAGAATCACTTGCTTCTTTTGTGTATATTGTATTTTCTTTATCGGAAAAAACTTTGCTACCTGCTACAAAAAAGTATTGTCTGTCTTTCCATTGTTTTGCCAGTTCTTTAATATCTGTTGATTCACTTTCATATATAAATTTAGCCCATGCCAAACTTAAAGGGTTATAATCATATATTAATAATGTACCGGTATCTTTCATATAATTAACTGCATTAATCATTTTAAATCCGGATGCTGGTAAAGCAACTGTGTCATAAAAGGGGTTGTTATATATTTCAAAGTCTATAGACTCTGTGTTAGTTAACCATATTTTCGGAAATGATACTGATCTTATTTGTTTAATTACATTTTGCTGTACAATCAGTAAATCTATATTTTTTTCTGGTTTTATAATATTGTCCCAGAACTCAGCACTTCTATGTTCTGGATAACAATACTCATATTTTCTTGAGGGTTGTAAGGAAATAACTCGCATATTATTATTTCCGGCAGCTTCAATGTAACCCCAACCCTGTCGCTGATGATGCTGTTCCTTTTTTTCACCGGTGAAGTTTATAGTGATATGTTTGTCATTTATTACTTTTTCTACAACTGGTAATTCTCTTACCTCGTTTTCCCAACCGCCGAAACAAGGAGACCCTGCTCGACACCATCTTTTAACATCTACAAGTAAAATAGAATGATGTATTTCACAATAAGAATCTTCGCCGTCTCTTAAATTGCCGGCAACAAAAAAATCATCTTCATTGTCTATAATATCCTTAAAGTCAAACAAAGCAGACATATCCGATATTTTCATTCCGGCCGACAATATCAAAACATATTCATGTTTATCCTGAAGATCAACTAAAGCAGAATCAATGTGAGTCGATTCATAAATTTTGATTGGATTATCAGGATGTACTAATTGATTCAATCTATGAGCATAAAATTTTGTATACTCTGTCATTTTATTTTGCAATGGAGTATGTCTTAGTGTGTCCGGTGGACAAATACATATTGCTAAATTATAATTGTCATTATAAAATGTAGTAGTTATTATATCCATTATATATTTTTTAACCTAATTATATTTTCGATTCTTCTGTCAAGATCGTATTCAGACTTGACTTTATGTGGTTGGAATATTTTAGATTCACCAAACTTTTCTTTATACCAGCCGGTATTTTTGTCGAATATTGGAAACTTTGTAATGTTTACATCTGTTGTACATAAACATTTGGTTTGTGTACAAATTTCAGCACTGTCAGGCAGTCTATAACTCTCATGGTCATTGATATGAAACAAGTCGCCTCCCTGAAAACAGTTTCCTTTTTTCACATACCCATTAAAGTGTATAAACAAAGATTCCAATCCTATATTACAGGCCCAACCTCTAAAATCATTTTCTTGGTTCATAACTAATTTATTTAGATCTGCCAGTGGTTCTACAGACCCGTCTCGTCTATAAACTGTAGAGCTTATATCAGCAGCTCTATATCTTTTATCTTTTATTGCGTGAAGTCCAGGTGCTGTCTGAATAACTGCTGAATTTTTTTGTAACCATTCTTCCATTTCAGGTGTATAGTTTGCCCCACAGTTTCCAACATTTGCCTGTTCTTCATATATTCTAACAGCCTCAAAGCTAATAGTTCCGAGTCTTTTTAATTTTTCCCAAAAAGCAACACACCTGTCCCATCTATCAGAATCCATCATTACTCTAATAGAATTGCCCGTATATTTTTGACAATATACAACTTTGTCAACCCACTCATCTTCTTTAGCTTCATCTAACATAGCACAATGGTAACTCCAACTTATATGCCCACAATAAGGAGCAACCCTGTCCCAATATTTTTTTGTTCTCGCACCGTTAGTGGTTACAGTAGTAGTACCGTTTCCGTCATAAATTGTTTTTACAAGATCTGGGAAAAAAGGACTAACGGTTGGTTCACCCCCTGATATACTACACGTTATTGAGGGGTATGTATTTTGAAGTCTTTTTATAAAAGACAATAATTTTTCTTGTTCATAATGATGGTTAGTACCACTCCACAGTGAAGGCGGGCAATACCTACATTTGTTAGTGCATATATTGTTAATTACCAAGGTAAGTAATAAAGATTTAGAATCGTTTTTTATGTATGATACTGTGTTGTCAATCATTTTTTGTACCTATAGCCATGTATCTTTTAAAATTGTTGCAAGGCAAAATACCTGAATAGTCTGGGTCGTCTGAGTAGTTTTGATTTAAGAAATGTTCTAATGATTCACTGCACCGAATGTGTTCTTCACAATCAAAGTAATCGTTTCCCTGTATAATGTAGGTAGTGCCGTTAGGTATATTATCCCACCACTTACTATATATATCTTGTGTCATGTGTTCACATGAAGTGTTGATAACTAACCCTGGTTTTGAGGAATACTGATATTTGCTTGCGCATGAAGTGATAGAAGTAATATTATCTCCACATGAAATTTGTTTAAATACATTCTCACAATGAGGATCCAAGTCCACTGTAATAATCTTAATTCCTGGAAATTTATCAGATATAAGCTGAGCAAGAATCCCGTACCAACCACCAAATATAACTACATTGGTTATCTGCATATCTTGAATTTTTGATAACAACCACTGTTTACTGTCAAATTGACTGGGCCAAAAACATTCAGTAAATCTTTTCGCTTCTTCAGGATTATTGCGAATATACTCCATCCATTTTAAAACATACTTGTCCGAAATCACTTATTCACCACTATTAAAATTACCAATTATTGTTGTTTTGGATTGTGAAAAATCTAAAGAGCTTACTCTATCAAAAAAAGGTATCATATTTTGAGTATTATCCTCACTAACAAATGCGTGTAATGTGCCACCTTCTTGTAAATCGTAATGATAGAATTCTCTACCTCTAATTAGGAAATAGTTTATTGTAGGTGTCTGACTGTACAACTCAAACATTGCTAAATAATCATCCGCTGCTTTTAGTTCTTCATTATAACGAAAACTTTTAGCTGCATGAGATGACAATAAAAGAAACCTATTAAAGGGTAAAATGTCCTCGGTCAATTTATTCAATTGACGTAACATTCTCCAGTTAGGTTTGGACTTAGCAGCAAATGTAGAGCCTGACATATTTTTAGCAAAGTCTTTCCATTCTGTTTGTTTCCCATTATATGTCATTGTGTTTTTTAACTCACCAAACACATCAGGCATAGTGTCGGGTTCTAAAATTTTTGCGTAACGTACAATTTCTTTGACAGCTCCTTTAACATAGTAATCGTCACCATCAATAGGCAATAGATATTGATAGCGTTTTTGAATAAAATAATCCAACACACTATTCTTACCTCTGCCCGGTGTCCCGTTACATGGTGTTTCGATTACTGTATAGCCAGCACAGCTCTCCTCAACCTGCTTTAAATAATGCGGATCGGGAGAGTTCACAATAACTACAATATCTACATCTTTACAGTCTACTGAGTCTATACATCTTCGTGCTTTTTCTGCGTCTCTTGTAGTCAATACTCCAACTAAAAACTTAGACACTATTTCTCCTTAAAATCCATTCCGGGTCGTCCCTGTTACTTATAGGAAACGTATACCGGTGTAATACCCGTTTTTCTAATATGTCATTATTATAGTACGGCCGACGGTGCAATGTCAATAGTTGATCGCTTAAAACTATGTCACCGTATTCCCAAAAGTGTCGGTAAATAAATTTATCCTGATACAGATACTCCATGAGTTCATCATAGAAGTCTTTGTCCGTAACAAGGTCATTATTGTGATACCAATACAGGCCTTTGACACCTGCAACATTTTCCTGTAAGATATACATCTCATATTCTTCGATATTCTGTGACATATATTTTAACTGATACTCAGGTGGTTTGTCAGCCCATTTACTCGCAGCAGTATACTTATACCTGCATTTTACACCCTCAAGTTTTTGTTTGAGTTCAATTGGCATTTCTTCTAATGCTCGAGCAGTATTCAGCCATTGAGTTTCAGTACCAACACTTCCATCAATACCCTGTAGTGCAACACCGTCTGCTCGTGTTGGCCCGTTTAGATTAGCGTGCCATTTGAGTTCGCCTGTTGGGAATATGCCACCAAATTTGCCAGCATCTGTCTTACCACCGGTGACACGCTGGCAAGGAAATGTATCTACACTTGTAGGGTCTACATAGTCACCGGGAAGCCCTATCAAATCCCCGTGTCTATTCCACAGCATTTGTTTGTAATTGGATATGCGACTCATTTTGTGAATGAGTCTTGTTAGGTAAATATTATTGGTCGATTGTTTTGGAATAACAACAATCAATTCTTCTGATAGTGTCTTAAAAATGTCCTGTGCTAATTCATCACTTACATCTCTAATGTCAATATCAAGCTCTACATGATTATCCACGTCTCATCCTCGAAATGTCTTTAGCTTGCTCCTCGTTGATAATAGGAACAGCATTAGACTTGTGCATTGTAGCAATGCCCTTGACAAGGGTACCTGTGTACTCCTTACGCTCGGGCTTCGAGGTATTTATAGAGCCTGAAGTAGTCATGCTCGGATATTGGGGGGTCTCACGGTAATGTGGATTAGGAGGCGGAGTATAGGCCTGAAACGGCGGCGGAGTATATTTCTGATACACTTCGCCTTTGGGTTTACTGGCCTTGCGTCTACGGGATTTATTATTAGCTGAAAGATCTAAAAACATACCATATTCCTCATTAAATAGTCCGACTATTATGACACATATATGTCGATTTGTCAAGCATTTTTCGGCCTAACAAAATCAATGACTTATAAATAGTAGACAAAATCCTATAGGAGGAAAACATGGAAACTCGTAAGTTTACAAATAACGACATAAGAAAGGCTATTCATCGTAGCCAACATACTCAACGCAACTGGGATCTTGACAAACAAATAACCGCAGAGGATTTAGATACTATCATTGAAGCGGCTACTCAATGTCCAAGCAAACAGGGACGCCCTTTTTACAAAACTCATGTAATTACTAACAGGGATTTGATTGAGAAGATTCATGCCGGAACAGAAGGATTTGGTTTATTATTTACTGATGAGGGTGTAAAAGCTCAGACTAATCCTCAAACACTTGCAAATGTTGTACTTGTGTTTGAAAGAAACAATGAAACAAAATCACACATGAAACATCCTGCGGGTGAAAAGCACGCAGATTTAACACAAAGAGATACTGATGTGGCTATTGGTATTGCAGCAGGTTATGTAAACCTTGTTTCGTCATTGTTGGGATACAAAACTGGCTGTTGCCAATGTTTTGACCCAGCCAAAATGTCAGAAACTATTGGACTTGAAGGTGATACCTTGCTTATCATGGGTGTCGGTAATGGACAAGAAGGTGTCAACCGTAGAGTTCATCATAAAGACGGAAGTTACGTCTTTAGCAGTAAAAGAAAAGAGGAAATGCCGGTTACATACGTAGCCTAAAAAACTAAACACAAGGAAAAATACATGAAACGCTCCACAGCGTTTATCATGCTTTTGATGACCAATATAGCTTATGGACAAGTAGCAAACGATGCAGATGGTAACTTTGACTCAACAACATACGTAGAAACAAACAATACTACCAATACGAGTAGTACGTCTGCATCTACCTCAAATAACACCAACTTAAACACTAACAACACAACCATTAGTGCAACAAACACTAATAACAACACTAACCTAAATACCAACAACACAACAATCAACGCCACTAATACGAATACTAATAATAATATTCTGTCTGGTGGCACCAACAATACTAACACCAACAACAATACAAATGTAAACTTTAATAACACATCTGTAACAGCAACAAACAGCAACACCAACACTAACAACAATACTAATGTTAGTACAAGCACGGCGAATAATACCAATGTTAATACTAATAACAGCACGGTAGACTCGACTGCTACAACTAACAATACAAATACCACAACCAGTGATAATACAAACACTAACTATAATGAAAGTGTTGCTACAAACAACAATACCAATGTAAACGAAAACAGAAACTTGAGCGAGTCTAATCAGACTCAGGATATCAATCAAAAAATTGAATCACCTCCTCCCTCTGCCATCGCTCCAAGTATTGGTAGTTCTTACTCACAAGACTTATGTACTACGGGTGTTGGTGGTGCAGTACAAACTCAGATCATAGGTATTTCTGCAGGTAAATCTGTAACAGATGAAAACTGTGAAAGAATCAAACTGAGCAAGACACTGTATGACATGGGTATGCGTGTAGCTGCTGTTTCTCTTATGTGTCAAGACGAGCGTGTGTGGACTGCTATGAAAATGGCAGGCACTCCTTGTCCGTGGCAAGGACTAATCGGTGACGAAGCAGGTGCAGCGTGGGAAGAAAACTTAACTGACATTCCTGGTGTCAGTGAAAGAGATGTAGACAGAGGAAGAGTTACCTCATCACCTAACAGCCCAACAAGATGAAAAAACTTTTACTAACATTATTGTTTTTTAGTAACTTGGTCTTAGGTCAAGGAGCTGACTATCTTTCACCCGGTGGTATGACTCAGATTATGGATGGTCGAGATGACGCTACACAACATATATCATTGGGCCATGCCTTTCCTTATTACGGCGGAGTGTTCACAGACGCTTGGATGTCTACTAACGGATTCATTCTGTTGTATGACCCAGTAAAACAATTTGGTAATCAATGGACTGATGATAGCCGTTGTTGTTCTGGGTTTGACCCCACTGGTTATGATGGGTATTTTAGCTTTATGCTTGCTCCCCTATGGACTGACCTTATAGACCTCAACAATACCCTGGATGACGGATATTGGTATAAAACAAATGAAGGTGTTTCTTCATTTCTCTGGTACAATGTAAACGAGTTTGGTAGCACCAACACCAATACCTTTCAAATAGATCTTTGGCCTGATGGTTCGTTTGATTTTATCTATGATGAAGTAGATATAGTGGGGCATGACACATGGATTGGTTTTACAGGTGATGCTACTATAGACGTAACCCAATTACAGTTTTCCCAAGGCAGTGTGGATGAATTTAGCTTAGACTTTATATCACAAACCTTTTCTGGCGGCAGGGCTTGGTATGGACAAGATGGTGGATACGAAAGTTCACTGGATTGTACTGATGCTTTAAACGATAGCCGTTGTCCAAAATACCAAGAAGCATATTTTGCATATGAGTGTGACATGGATCCTTTGTATGATACAAATTGCCCAGGGTATGACCAAGAAATATTAATACAAGAGATGTCTGATACAGATTTTATCTTTGGTGATGACATTTCAGACTTTTATTATGAGGAGGAAACAGAGATGTTTCTTTTTGAAGAGGATGAAACATATATGTTTACTGAGGAGGATATCTATGGAGATGACTACGACGGATTTACATACAACGATGAATCAGAAGACCCTTTTGGAGATGGCGGATATGAGGAAGAGACTTTTGAAGAAGCGTGGGACTTATCAGGCGAAGAATTGGATGAATTTTATTCCGATGACCTATTACCAGAAGAAGAAGAATTTTACGCCGAATCAGATGAGCTCGGAGAAGAAGGGGATATTTACACCGAATCCTTTGATGAATCGCTCGAAGAAGAAATGGGAGCCTTTGACTATAGTGAAGATTTTATTGTAGAAGAAGATATATTTGTCGAGGATATTTTGATAATAGAGGAAGAAAAAGCGGCTGGTCCGAATGTGAACCCTGTTTCTATAGCAATGGCCCAAGTAGAAGATGCCATTGCACAGACCGAAGAAAATATGAGTAAGATGAATAGTGAATTTACATCTGAAGATGACGATATGAGTAATAATGATGGAAATTTACTCACAACCTTTGGAGATGAAACAGCTTTCTATGAAGATGCCACATTAAACCTAATAGTAGACCCAACTATTACAGTAATGGTAGATTCAGAAGAACAATCAGAAACAGTAGAAGTTATGAGCGACAATACTGTGGCCTCAAGCGAACAAGGTTTCCAAGAACAACAAAATCAATCATTCAGTACAGGACAAAGTATAACTGCTGTACTGAATAACGTAACTCCAAACTTTTCACAGTTTGACGTAGCCCCTCCCTCTCAACAAGAACAACAAACATCAGACCGAGCAGCGTCACAGGCTAACAATATGTCAGAAGAACAGTTAGCAAGCAACTTGGATGAGTTTACTGACCAAATGCAAGACTCAGGCGGTTTCACTGACCAAAGTCTGACTATGTTTCTAATGGGACGAGTAAGTGGATTTGACGCTTACAATACTACCTTACAAGATGTCTCTTTTTACACTGATAGAGGTATACCAGGCGGCAGGGTACAGAATGACCGAAACACTATGCTTCAGCTAATAGGTTCGAGCGGCAAGCATGAAGAAATGATTTCTCAGCAGTATAAATAAGATAAACTCAGGAGCGTGAACATGGTAGAATTAGCAGCCGCTTTGAGTATGGCAAGTGCCGCTTTTAATGGAATCAAGCGAGCAGTAGATGCCGGTAAAGAAGTAGAAGATGTCGCAAGTTATTTTGGTCGTTTCTTTGATGCAAAAGACCAGGTCAATGCAGCAAGACAACTCGTACAACATCAACCGGTAGTGAACAAAATATTTCAAGGAGACAGTGTAGAAGCTCAGGCATTGGAAGCAACTGCCGCCAAACACAAAATGGAACAGCTTGAAAAGGATTTACGAGAATACCTCATATGGAGTGGACAAGGTGCCTTCTATGAGGATATGATGATAGAAAGACGAAGAATAAAGCAAGTAAGAGCAGACGCGGCAAGACGCAAAGCTGAAAACAGAAAATTTTGGATTGATGTGTCTACAATAGGTTTAGCAGCGTTGGTTTTTACAGGTTTGATTTTAAGTATGTTAATAGCTATACTATAGGATAAAACATTATGGCATTTAGAGGGGCGTCTAACGATCCAACCGGTGCAGGTTCCTACGCAACTGTAGGTATAAGTTCTCGAGCAGACTATGTTGCTGAAGAGCTCGATGCTCGTATAATGGAGTGGTCAGGTCACCTGACAAATATTGATGGGGTTTTCAAATCCTATGTAGAATTACATCCAGCTTTTGCTGACGAAAAGGCAAGCGTGTTAGCAACAATGTATCTTTTCTATACTGAGTTAGAAAGAGCAAGAAATGAAGTAGTTCCTTTTTATGATTTGTATTGGATCGAAGAAGGTTTAGTTAATACAGAAATTAAGCGTCTTGAGGATGTAAGGGCCGCATACGCTGCTGAGTCCGCAAGAATAACTGGTGCTATAGGAGAACTCGATACCATATTAGACGCAGCTGAAATTGCCACACTTACTGCTGATCGAACTACTGTAAACGGTAGGGCGGCAACCTCAGAAACCTATCGAAATAATGTAAAGACTAATGCTGATGATGCGTTTGGTGTTTATCCGGACGGTGTGTGTACCGACACTGCAAGTGGTAATTACGAATTTGAAGATTTACTTGATGACGTTGTAGACGCTTTTGATGCGTGTAGAAAAAGAGTAGGTATTAAAGAAGGATTGACAGACACTGCTGTTGCTTTATTGAATTATTTTGATACGTTTATAAGACTTACAGAATCAGGCGAGTCTGTAGACAAGTTAGATGCAGTAACATTCATAAGCCCTGAATATCAATCTGTTTCTAACAATTTGGTTGGATTGGATATAGGTACAGAGTCAACAAACTATACAGATAGTGACGGTAACCCAGCGGTAGCTACTTATCCAAAACTAAACACACCGTCAGATCACAAAACAGCAATTGTCACAACTTATCTAACTACTGGAGTGTCACCAAAATATTACAACGATCCACAACCAGCATTATCGTCATTGACAAATCAAATTTCATCCTCTAAAAGCACTATAGAGGCACAGTACGCAGTTTTACAAGGATTGCCTACAGCAACACATGAAGCAAGATGGAATTCATATCTTTCTGACCTTGAGACTGCAAGAACACAATACAGCAGCTGGACATACGAAAACGTATCAGGTTTATAATAGGAAAATACTATGGCAGGTAATAAAAGAAAAAATATTGTTTGGTTGATACCAGAGAATGAAACAAGAGAATCACACACATATCACTATTCGGTTGTAAAGACAAAAAATACAACAACTGAGAAGTTTAGATTCAAAAAATACAACCCCGTGAAAAGGGTACACGAATGGTTCAAGGAAGTAAAAGCGCCAAGTCACAGTAAATAGGAGGCTACATGGCAGAAGTAGAATTTGGTGATGTTAAAGTAAGTGGCGGAAAATTATTACTTATTATTCCATTACTCGGTTCTATTGCAGGGGCCTTGTGGGGTGGCTTTGAATTGTATCAGCGTTTATTAGACGCTGAGGAAGCCGTTACTGCTTACGTTGCGCCTGATATGTCAGGTATCAACCAACAGTTGGCCGTTCAAGCTGAGACGCTTACAGGGCTTGCTGAGGACGTTAAAACACAGTTCGATACACTGACAATACTTGTAGATAACTTGCAGGCAGATGTTGACCGAATCAGAGAAGACGTAGATGAGGTTGATGGTTTTGTCCGTGACATAGACGAGAACACAAACGATACTCAACGTGACCTGCGTAATGATGTTTACGCTATGGAAACTACTTTGAACGACCGTTTAAGAGAGTTAGACGGAGAGTTACGTGAAATGCGTGAAGATCTCGAGGAAAAGATTGAGCGAATCTTAGACAACCCGCTCAACGATTCCGAATAGACAATTAGTCTTCGTCTATATCCAGTTCCATTTGCCTGAGCATTTCAGCTTCAAGCATTTCTACAGGATCTGTCAGCGTGATGCTAATTTTATCCCCTGTAGCATACATGGTATTGTCCCAAGTATGATTATACGGAACATCTACTGTCATAGTGTCAATACCTGACAAATCAATATTATCAGCTGACAGGGTATAGGTTACAGGTACTGAATCACCAAAGCTGACTGTAAGTGTATCAGGCACGTTTGCCTTAGTTGGAAACTGAATTACGTTATCTTTCTTTTTATCGCTCATACAATGCTCCTTTGCATAAAATCTGGGTTGTAAACATAACAAATCATTTTCTTGGGCACGTATTTAACAACAAGAGTCACATCTTCGTCTGCGTGATTGTGTACGTGGCCTTTAAATACACTTCCTTCGGGTTTTACTTGTACTGGATGGTCTCCTATCCACGCATCTATGCCCTCTGACTCCTCTTCCGGAGTGCCAAACCGATAATCTTGACCAAAATGAGCGGCAACCACCTCAACCGCCATCTCCTCACCGCCCATTCCCATGTGCGTTTTGTTATAGATGACTTCTTTAATGTAGTCAAGGCACATTTCTTCCGAAATTCCGCCTATTTTCATCAATTTTATCATCTCGTAGGTCTTTTTTCCGGCCTCAGCAAGGTTTTTTTCGCCAAACTTACCATTGTAGTAGTTTGTCCAGTTATCAAGCGTGCCAGGTATGCCTTTATCCTTCATTTCAAGCCATGTTTCCTTCATGGAACCGACAAATTTGGCACGTAGAGCCTGAGAATTCTGAGTAGCGATGTTTAAAAGCTGCGTAGAATACTTGGGCCACGTCCTACGTGACGGTACTACCACTGTTTTGTAGTTTTTCGCTGTTAGCTTGAGCATATTCTTCTATCCATACTTTTTCAAACTTCCGCCCTCGCTTATCGAAGGAAGAAGGTTTCTTATTATATATGATAACGTCAGTTCCTTTTTTGATGTACGCAGTCATTCGCCCCGACTCATTTAGAAAATACGTATGGTTCGGTTGAAAGTCCAAGTCCCAAACAGTTATCTCACGTAGTGCGTTATATTTCATCGTCCTGTCACCATTGATACTCCAACGAGTCGAGGAGAGACATCGTATATTGTCCAATTACTATTCGCATTTAGATACGTCACTCTAACAACAGTACCGATATGCCACTTATGCAGCTGTGGGACCTCATAGTCAGTAAAGTGATTGTGCTGAAACTGAGAACAGGTGTCTTCCCACATATAATACTGTGGATAGATCTCAATATCAACCATCTGCAGATAACTTCGAGCATCACACTCGTGGCAGTCAGTATCAACCTTTACTTTTGTGATCTTTCCATCAATGTAGCATATAGGATTACTTACTTCCATAATATCGTGTATAGAATCATGGTCCATAGTCTGAGCAGAAGCTTCCATTACAATAGCAAGTGTACATAAGATCATAATAGTAACACACACGATATAGCCCACATAAATTACTTTATCAAATATCTTCATTGTCTTCCTCAATCATAATAGTCTTAACAAGAACCCATGTAAGTAGAATACCGAACGCAAAAATAATGGATAAGATAGCCGTTACTGTTTCCATAACACTTCTCCTGTTTTCATGTCCTTCATCTCAATCACTGTATAGTTTACCCGTGGTGATTCACTAACAGAAGATGCCCATGTAATAGCATCTTTGCGTGCCATAAAGCCCATATGGTCACCGTGTGTCATACCTCGTAAATGTCCATCAGTAAATTGCCTAACTACGGTTACCTGACATGGATAGCGTGTATAGCTACGTTTCATCATTTTCTCCTCGAAAACATCTACCATAATAATCTGTCTTACCTTCGTGGTATGCTTTACGTTTCCCATGTACCATAAGAGAAGAACCGATAGCAAACCATGCTGATATAACAAGAATCAAAATTTTAATAATAACAAGTTCCATCATGCTCTCCTTGAAAAGTGTACGCGAACCATTGTTTTACGAATAACTGCTAAGACTGTAAAGGATAGTGTCATAAAGACTGAAGTAGCAACAATGCTAAGGGCCATTAAATTTGCTATGTACAAGAACAGTATATTCAGTGGTAAGTTAATAACAAACGCTATGGCAGTATCGCTCATAGCTTCTTTAAGTGCGACTCTATATTCTTTAGACATATGTATCCTTTTTTGTTTACAGAACAAGTATAGCACATAGTAGAGGACTTGTCAAGCACTGATTTTGCTGGGAAAAAAATTTCCAAAAAAATTTTAAATATGACCAAGAAAGGTAGCCCTGAGGTATATACCCTTATATAGGCCACGGTAACAATCTCAGTCCATACCTCACTTCCTGGGTCTTAGGCCTCACGCTTGCTTAGAGCGAGAGTACCAGTACCACAAGAACATACGCTACGGGGACTAACAGCAGCCCGCCTACTACCTCGCCTACGATTTCCCAATTGCTCATATCTCCAAACAGTTCTTGTCTACTCATTATACGTCCTCCACTTCACGTCTTTGTGCGAAGTCCAACAGGTCTGCTGCCAACGCTGCTGCTTGTGCTCGTGTCAACGCAATGTTTTTCTCAAACGCTTTGCCCTGATTAACTGTAACCTGTACGCACGTACCCCTGTCACTGCCTCCATTGAAGCGGGTTAATGCTACACGGGGTGCGTGTGATTTCAATTCAGTGCTCATTATACATTCCTCGTCATAAAGTTTTCCAAACGCCATGCTTCCTGCATACTACGGGGATCTATTTCATTAGCGTGTAGCATATCCTCTACATCATCTCTGCTCATGTACTTCACACACATAATTGCGAAGTCTCGTGCGTTGAGTGAACCCTCGTCTATCAGTTCTAATGCGTAGTCTCTTGGGTCAATCATATTATACTCTCCTTATGCTGCGTTGCTTATTAAAGTGTCTTTGCCTACAAACTCGAAGCCGAAAATGTCACATACGTAGATGTCGCCTTTTTCGTCTATGAGTAGGTCGCCTACTGACATGCTATGCTGATTAGTGTAGCGAGTAATTTGCTCCTCGAGGATTGGGTCACCATGAGGGTTGTTGTGCATGAAGAAAGCGTCTTCAAGGGTGTTTGCGTCAATGTCCGCTACGTGCGTGAAGTGTGGGAGAAAAGTAATGCTAAACTTGTCAGCGCCCATTCGAGCGTTCAAATACGCGTCTACAGCGGGATACTTGTCTGCTGCAGCGTCCCAGCCTAAGTCATTGATTTCCTCATGTAATTTGCTAACTGCTTGATTTTGAAGTAATTTATACATAGTGTTTTTCCTTTCTCTTTTTTAGTTTACAGTGCTTATTATACACGGATTTTCCGAAAAGTCAAGCATTTTTTACCACTAAAAGCGCTTGACAATCAAGCACTTACACGATACGTAATATTCTTTTTCAGCTCCCAGCGCTCGAGGATTGGGCCCGCCGGACCCTCGTCTACTATGATATAAGCGACTGTTTTTTTGACATTCGCATATCTATAGCCCCACATACCGCAGACGCCCTCGCCCCCTACCCACACTTTATGAGGGTAAAATGCTCGGTTGCCAGTGAATTCTGGACAGTCATTTTCTGAATATTCAAAATAGTTGCCGGTGTCTTTCTCATAGAAGACGCCTATTGGGTTTTTAGTGTGGGTGAAATATGGCATA